ACCCTGGCTGGAAGCAACTACAATGAGAGAATATGATATAGTTTATAACAGTGAAATTCTTGCGGCGGGAATCCGTAGAGGAGATAAGGCTAACCGCAATTCAAAGGCTTTGATAGCGGCTAGTGATGTAGTGTGTGAACCAGGTGGATTGGAAGCCTTTCCACTTGTTTCACAAATAGTTCCATTTGGGGCAGAGCTTCAATATCCTGTTGAGGGAGCCTCATATCCGTGGCCACAATTAATAGTAGGACGTGAAGTCACGCTTTTGTGTTATGACACGGCTATATATGCAATTGATAAAGATGATCCACCTACTACCGCTGAGGAGTGGGAACAGTCTAGAATTGTTGTTAGGCTAGCCACTTCTATTGATTTGGAGTACGATCTAGATCCAAGTTCTGAGCCGTGGGATTTTGTCGATATGGGTCCAGCTTGGATATTAGTAAGGCCTGATATACAGCTTGTAAAGCACAACTTAGAAGAAACTCACTTAGACAACATAGGACCTCTTGGTCACGGCGGCAATTATGTGCTAGCACTAAGTACTGATATGCTAACAGCTGTGTATCATCGTGGAAGGGTTATCTACGGTGGGATGGATGTTAACACAAGTTGGCTAGTCATGCTATTCGACTTATTTAATCAACTGTATCCTGAAGTACCGGAGCCATTTAAAGTAATCACTAACTTCTATGACATGAAGGATAATTGGGTTGGCTGGACTGGAATAGGCGCAGAAGATCTATGGGGAATATTCCTTCCACAACTAGCACTAGGAGGTGTTTTGACTGAATGGAATCCTGAATTGACTACTGCTCCATTTATGGATATGCTGCGTAAGAATGAGTTTGGATTGATGCCTACTGAAACTCAAGGCCAGATATTGCGTGTAAAGCCGTTAGGCGATAATATAGTTGCTTATGGTTCTGAGGGAATTACATTGCTGACACCAATTCAGCGCCCTTACCCAACGTTTGGTAGCCAATTACTTCTAAAAACTGGAATAGCTTCTCGTGGAGCAGTTGGAGGTAATGATGGTGAGCATGTATTTATTACTAATGTAGGCGACACATTTAAGCTGACTGGTGATGGCTTGCAGATGCTTGGCTATCGACATGTGTTTAGCGAGTTTGTCGATGACGAGTTTAGGATATCTTATGATGATGCAGAACGACGATTCTATATAAATACAGGTGGTGATGCACTTACACTTTACTTGTTGTCACCAAGCGGATTGTCTGCAGCTTCTGGACAGAAAGGATTGACATCAGCGTTTCGTGTTGACGGTGCTTTAGTCGGTGTAGCCACGGATCTAAGCTATACTTTGTCACGGTCTTATATAACTACTGATTGGATTGACTTTGGAAATCGTGGTGTCAAGACCTTAGTTTTGGCTGAGCTTGGTGGTTATGTTAACGAAGAAGCTGCAGTGTACGTTAAGATTTGTTCTCGCTACCATGACAGCACTATTTACAATAGTGGTTCGATAGCTGTAAGGGATGCTCTAGTCGATCCTCATGCAGATACTTTACAGGCACGAGTTCAATTTTCAGGTGTTGAGTTTCGTGTTGAGTTCATGATTAAGACTAATACATCTTCACCTACTAAGTATCCATTTGACGGTATAGAAATTGACTATATACGTGTAGGGTATCAACAGAATGATAGACGACATAGGAGGGGCGCAGATGTTGGTTAGACTTGTAGCAAGTGATGTACAACAAAACTGGGAGCTGATAAAGCATTGTGTAGAGCGATGTTTTCCTCCACACGAGATTCCAAGTCCTGAAGTGTTTACATCTATATTTGATGCGTTGTTGGAAGGCTCTATGCAATGCTGGGGATATGTACTGGATGACGGCAAGCTATTAGCTATAGTCGTTACACAGTATACCAAGGAAAGAGTTTCAGGACAGTCGTCATTGCTTATATATAGTTTGGCAGCACCGTACGATGGAGTTGAAATTCCTGAAGCTGCTTGGAGAGTTGGCTACGATGTACTGACTAACTTTGCACGTACATTAGGCTGTACTTCAGTCACTGCATATACAGACTTTGTTGGGTTGGCTGATCGTATAAAGAAGTTGGGTGGGACGGCTAAGTACTATCTAAGATTGGAGGTATAATTAAATGGCTGGCGGTGGCAGCGGTTCTAGTGCTATAGAGTATCCTGGATACATGGAGGCTATTCACTCGGCAGCACTCTATGGAGTGACACACGATGGTGAAACACTACCATATAACCGTGCACATACAAGCGGATCGCTATTCGGCTTGATAAATGCTGGCGTGACTGGTGTTGAACCACGCTTCGGTCCGTACAAAGATTATGCTACAAACTTGTACAATCCAACAGCTGACTTAGCATCAATTAAGGCTGAAATAGATGACTTTGATGATATGCTTGATGTGACGTTTGATGACGCTGCGTTGGACAATGAAGTAATTAGCTTTGAGCAGCAATTGGAGGATGTACATTTTCGTGGTATTAATACTTTAACTGGGCAACTAGCATCAGTCAATGCTGTCAACAGCACTGCATTTGTATTAGGACTGGTGCTACTTGAGTCGAATCGTCTACGTGAGGTGTCACACTTCAGAACTAGGCTTGAGCTTGATCGTAGAACTGCACGTCTGGCTGGCAAGCAAGTCTCTGTATCGATGCATACAGATCATTTGCTTAAGAAGATAATCGGACTTACTGATCATGGATTACAGTTGATGGAGTTACACGACAAGCATATGACTTGGGGAATAGAGCTCTACAGGCCGCTAGGCAATTTTCTTGGAGCATTGAATGGTTCTGCAATAGCTAACACTCAAGGAATGAGCAAAACACAATCAGCATTGGTCGGCGCGTTGGGAGGCGGCGCGTTAGGATATGCAGCTGGCGGTGCATTGCTTGGTAAGACAACTATTCTTGGTATGGCTGGAGGGCCGTTCGGAATGATAGCCGGAGCGCTGCTTGGTATAGGCGGTGCACTGCTGTTAAGTGATTAGGAGACTAAGATGGATACTCGTCTATCGGGAATGCTTGGTGAGTACGACAGAACTATAGCCGATATTCTTCGCGGCACTAGTGACTTCAGTGCTAGATTGAAGTCACTTAACAGCCTTCTTGACGAAGCTAGTGGTACTAGTGCACAAGGTGGAATACCGCCGTTTCCATTTCTTGATCCTAATAAGGTTTATGCTTCAAGTACTGCAGCAAAGGCTACGGCTGTCAAAGCTGCTGGACCTGGCATGGCAATAATTCCACTGATTCTTGGTGAAGCTGCTAATATCTTGGCGCAAGGTGGGAGTCCGGCTATACAAGCACTAGGCTCGGCTGCAGCTCGCGTTGGACAGGGAACAGCGGAATCCGACTTTCTTAAACGCCTACAAGAAGACCCGGCGGCGCAACCTCCAGCATTTCTTAATCCCGAAGCTTCACAACGAGCCCGACAAACTGCCACTTCAGAGCGTGAGCAAAGTCGACTCGATACAGCGCTAGGGCTACAGAAGCAGATGGCTAAGTTGCAAGCTGTCGAGACACGGTTTGGGATTCTGAATGCACAAGAGCGATCACAGATGGATGCAGCCAAACTACGGCTGGATGCATTACGTGACAAAGTTGATATTGAACGTGCAGCTAGACTTGACGTACTCGATGCAAATGTATCTATTGCACAAGCAGCAAACTTAAACGCACTTACCAAGGTTCACTTGGCACAAGAGGAACAATTGAAGAAAGGAAAGGAAGGAGGCGTAATTTCGGCTGCACAGATGAAGACTATTCGTGAAGATGCTGCTTTACAAACTATTAAAAAATTCCCTGATTTGCAGACAGCCTATACAGGCACTATGGCACGAGTGCTAGGCTCAGGAGGAGCTACACTTGAAACTATGATGGATGTCATAATAGAGGATCCTGAAGCAATTCAGTACTTTGTTGATACAAGTAACCAATTGCTGGGCACCAGTGCTGTACTTGAAGCGCCAACAACTGGTACTGACAACAGCGCGAAAATACAGAAAGCCGTTGGAGATGTGAACACTAAAATTAGCGGTTTGTTACTGCCTTATGTCAGGGATGGAGAGCTAGACAGAAACGCTGTACCTATTGAAGTACTACGCGAAGTAAAGCAACTGACAGAAGACAGAAAAAGAATTCAAAGTTTAGGTGACTAACATGGCTAGAGCTGCTACTCCTTCAATTGATGTTGACAACTTGCTACAACAACTCGATGTTGATAATTTGCTGCAACAACTCGGCGAGTCAAAGGATAGTCAACTCGACGTTGACGACTTGCTACAACAACTCGACGTTGACGACTTGCTACAACAGCTTGACAAACCTAAGCAAGGTACAAATTTGTCTCTTGCTCAACCCAAAAAACCTTCATTTTTAAGTGAAGTTGGCGGATTCTTACGTGATTCGCTTGCAAACATGACGCCAACAGGTTCACCAGTTAGAACTGTAACTGACGCACAGAATATTATAGATGCTAATAGAGATCTTAGGGAAGGCTTCATTAAGGAAACGGCTGATCTTGCACGTAGCAACGTTGCAGATATAAAGCTTGATTGGGATCGAATTGTGAAAGGTGAAAGAGCTCCACAATTCAGTGCTCAGGCACTTGTAGGTTACCAGGAGGGACTTCTAGGACTTGCTTCTGACAACATCAGACTGGTAAACACGGCTAAGGCCGACAAGATCGATGCAACAATAGCTGCCATTACAAAAGGCTTCGATCCACAAGGATTCTTTGAAAAGCTTGGCAGGAATACTGGAAGTGCATTAGCGGCATTCACTGCACTATTACCTGGAATAGCTACACGCAATCCGGCCATGATTTACTCAGCACTTGCAGCGTATGGCGGAGCTGGAGCTGGACAAGTCAAGAAAGATTTGGAGAAGTGGGAAGATGACACTGGCAAGAAGCTTGATGTCGGAGTCAAAGAAGCTGCTATGTTGTTTGGAGCCTTGGTCGAAGCTGGCGGTGCTGAGCTTGGTATTAGAGCAGCGATCACACCATTTGTAGGCCCAGCGCGTGCTGTAGCGGCTGGAGTAGCTTTCAAACAAGGCAGCTTCTCATCAATCAAAACTTATCTATACACTGGATTTGCTCAATCCGGCATTGAGATGGGTGAGGGAGTTCTTAACGATCTAACACGTACAATAGCTACAGGCTACAATTGGTTCAAGGGCGGTGTTGAGCGGCGGTTCTGGGAAGGACTGTCAACATTTCCTGTTGGCATGGCTAGTCGTGTAGTTAGCGATGCTGGTGAGTTCGTCCGACGCCGTGAAGCCACTGATAATCTTGTCAACGATCACCAACCTACGCTGGTACCGAAGGATATAGTGACAACGGAAGCAGTTCCTGACGAGACTCGTGGATCGAAAGGATCGCTACCACCAGTACGTCCACCAAAAGCTCCAAAAGCAGTACCGCTAACGCCAGCAGTACAGCCATTAGTACCATCAGCTGATTTAAGCAGTCTACGTGAACGTGCAAGAGAGCTAGGCCTGTCCATATCTGGTGATAGGATAGCTTTGATATCACGTATAAGAAAGCGAATTAGTGAACTACGTTCGGAACAAGAAGCTGTATCTAAAGAGCTAATACCGCCAGTTGAGCACATTCAAACAGTGCTATCGCCAGAATTAGCATATCTTAAAAGTATAGTGCCTGCTGAACGCTTTGAAGCTCTTATCTCTATGGAAAAGAGACAATTGCTAATAAGGACTCCGAGATATCTAGGATTAGACCCCGAACTTTTAAAAAAGCTAAGACGGTACGGTCTTGATAACCCTGAGGTATCAGCACAAGACATGCTAAAATTTTATGCTTTGGCAGCAGCTAAAGAGAACAAAGTAGATATTACAAAGCAATTTTCGCAGGCAACGACTAAACCTAGCAAGACTACAAAGACGACTAAAGATATCAAAGCTGAAAGACAGAAAGACATTCAAACTGCGGCTGACTTTCATGAAGTTGCACCAACAGCTGTTGTACCAGAAGCGGTTGAGTCAGTACAGCGTGCCAATGAGACGGCTGCAGAAAGAAAGCAACTTGATCGTGAATTAGCTGACTTTGATGCTGAAGCAGCTTTGGTAAAATCGACGGCTGTGAAGCTAACTGACAATGTATCTGTTAGAAGCGTAGCACGGCAACAAGCCGTTAATTATATAGAGACGCCTAAAGGCAAGCTACAGATAAAAAAGGCTGTTTGGAGTGAACCTATTGTAACATTCGCTGTCAAGGATGATGCAGGTAATTTGCGCAACTTTTCTATAGCTATGCCTGAAACTGGAAAAAGTCCTGCATCAAAACTTAGTCCTATAGATGTTGCTATAGCCGACGCTGCAAATGTACAAGCTTTCAGGGAGGCTGCTACAAAACAGTTAGTCAACATTCTCAATAATAGTACAAGTACAGAAACTGCAACTGGCGCTAAATATAATAACGCTTTGGCCGATTTGGCAGCTCTTGGTTACGAAGTAATAGCTCCATCTGATTACATTACAAATGTATTCGGTGATTACGAGCGCTTGGGATTCACACTTGATGATGAAACAGTTGACATTAAAGATTCAGATTTTCTGCCTGAAGATTTAAGTATTGGTGAGGCATTGAATTATGCTGCAGACACACTAATAGATGCTGGATATCCGTTAGACAAAGCTCAAGCTATTATCGATCGCTGGCAAGCAAAAGCACTTGAGCCTCGTCAAATTATAGAACTTGCACGAGATTACGAAAGGTTAGGTGCAAAACGCCATGAACAACTCGTTGAAAGAGCTAGAGCAAACCAGGGAGAAGGTACTAAAGAAGTTCAAAGCAGCAAAGAACCCCAAGTTCAAAGCAGCGCTGAGCAGCTTATTGGTAAGCTTGACGAGGGAAGTTTCGCTTCAAACGGCGATGTTGAAGCTGTAAAAGCTCAGCTCTGGTCACTTCCACAAGTTTTTACAGAATTACTCATTGAATCTGTAGAGACAATTGTAGGCAGATCTATACTTACATTAGATAACCTAGATAAATTAGTGGCTGTACTAGAACGCAATACTGAACGTGTCCGAGCAGCCTGGCTAGCACCTGGTGTTGGACTGCATATACTAATGCCTCCTGACATTTCAGTGATGGTTACATCACACAATCTAGCCATAAATACTGCACTTGGTCTTATGGCAAATGCAGTATTTGAGAGTGACGCTTTTTATGCTCCTGGACTGTTAGGAATAGTTAATCTCAATCAGGCCATTGGAACTAGCATACTACATGAATCCGTACATGCTGTATTAGAACTGCCTTATATAGCTAAAAGCAAAAGTATAAACGCTTATATACAACAATTAGTAATACAAGGTAAAGTAGCATATGACAGTTTAAAACCTAAACAAAGAGCTAATGTAGAGGCTGTAATCGATGGCAAGCGCAGTCTAGATGCTGTACTATCATTGTCTACGACTGAAGAACAGTTTGTTGCTACAACAACCGCTGTTTTATATAAGCTGCTCAAAGGTAATACACTAGACACAATACCGAGAAATGCTCGTACAAGATCTATTGTACAAGAGGCTATAGCGTATCAAACTAGCGGTACTGAGGCACAAGTTTCCGCTCTGGTAAGTGCTTTTGAAGCAGCCCAAGCCGAGACTTTGCAGAAAGCTCCAGAAGTCACAGTGTATCCTGCTGTTGATCCAGTAGAAACAACATACGATGCTCCTGACTTGCGTACTGATGCCGAAATGGCACTTGACGAGGACGTTAGACAGATAGAAAAAATCAAACGTCGCAGAAGGGTGAAGCGTACACGTCCAAAGAAAGAAACTGTCGAGGAGCCACTTTACACTTATGACGACGACGGTAATCCACTTGTAGTCGAAGGTAAAGCTGAAGCCGAAATTCCTGAAGGTTTCAACGAAGTTAGCCTTTCTGAAGAGTTGGAGGAAATTTTACCTGACGCAGAAACGGAAATTCAAACTGAAATTGATCGAATGAATGAAGAACTTAGGGATAGACAGCAGCCAGCAGTAAAGCCAGCAGAAAAGGTAGCAATAAAGCCAAACCAACTATTAGCGTCTGTAACTGAGCAGAAACTATTAGATAAACTCGACAAAATGGCAATACCTCAGGAGGGAACTCCTGCTTATAATGAGTACAAGACTGCAATAGACCAAGTTGATCTATTATACAAACAGCTTGGAGCAAGTAAGACTACAGCCAGCACTGCATTTAAAGAAAGAACTAGAAGGAATATAGTTGATACTTTGCGCAAACTGATTACAACACTTGAGGCTGCCAAGAAGGACGTGAAAGCTGAAAAAGCAGTTGAAAAAGTTGAAACAGTTGAAACAGTTGAAACAGTTGAAACAGTTGAAGTGGCTGAAAAGCATGTACCAACACCGCCAGAAAATGCTGCTGAGATTCACAAGAACGTCTCATTGATGGTTAGATCTCTTGGACATAACGATGAATTGATTACTAAAATAGCGGCTATATTCGGCGGCGATGTTCAAGCTGCAATTGATACTATGGGAGACTTCTTGACAGGACGCGTAAAGTTGCCACCAGAAGTTGAAGCACGAATTGCTAATGTACTTGGAGTGCTGCCATTCTATGCTGAAACAAAGCTTGGCAAGGAAGCGTTGGTAGGCACTTATGCACTTAACGAGAACCATGATCCAGCCATTACTGGTATGCAGATGGCTATTCACTCGTCTGCGCTGCATATGACTGCGACGAGCCTTGACGGTTATATAAATAAGAAGTGGAGAAAACTGCCACAGCCTATGATAGCAGCCCTAAGAGAGCTAATCAAAGACGCCAGGAGTGTTCCTGTAATCGATGTTGACAACGCCGACGCTGCATCTGTGGCTAATGAACTTGCTAAACATCCGGCGGTTGTTGCTGATATAATTGATAGAGCAAGTAAAGGACTTGCGCCTGGTAGAGGTGCCAAAGCTGATGTAACGCAATTCAGGGCTGAAGCTCTGTTGCTTCATCAGCTAGCTAATAATGCTTCAGCTAAGATTTACATAGAGTACAGAAATAATCCAAGTAGAGCGAAAGATCTAGCCGAGAACTATAGCATGGTAATACTCGGTGATGAAACTTGGGGAAGGCTTATAGGTAAGTCGCTAGCCGATCGTGCTGATACTATGACTTCAGTCGAATTCATGGTGGCGGCTGAGCATTTATTTGATAAAGCTTACAAAGACGTGCACGGTAGGAAGCCAACATTTGAGGAGCGTGAAGCACTGTTCACACCCAAGGCTAGAAAGCAGGTTGACGCTATTCCAGCTAGTAATACAATTAAACGGCTAGACATGTTAAGGGAATTAGTTAAAACTGGCAAGATTTTAGGCCCGACAATCTATCAGTTGTTAGCATCAGTTTTAGTGAACAACTTTTTGTACTCAGCAAGAGTAATATTCAAGAACGCTTTTCTTAACGTACCACGAACAGCTTGGAACTATGTCGATGCTGTTAATTACGGGCTAGCTGATGCAGTACTGACGCGTGGCGGTATGCGTAATAATTATATCTCGGAAGTTGTACCTATGACGTTGGCAATGCTTGATGCAAAACACTTGTGGTTTCCTGCAGCTAAGTTTGCAGCCAAGGCAGTATTTTATCCTAGTGTTGCTGAACTTAACAACGAACCGATAGTTAGAGAGCTTGGTGGATTTACAGCCGGAGTTTTTCATCAAGCAGCGCTAGCCGCTAACGGTCAATTTACTGCAGGTATGCTAGAAGGCATGGGCTATGTACTGGAGGCTCCAATTAGGGCGCTGATCGCTGGAGACTTTTTATTCAGGCTTATGGCTAATAACCAAGAGACAGCCAGAAGGCTGCATCGTGAAGCGCTTAATGCTGGTTACAAAAAAGGTAGTATAGACTATAAGAATCATATCACCGACAGAATGGCTACTCTGTCACCGCAAGATATAATCGCTGCTAGGAAAGCTGGTGAAGATGCGGTATTTCTTGGTGAGGCAGGCAAGATACTTAAGGAAGTAAAGAGGTTTAGGGCAGGCGAATGGGCAGGAGAGGAACGCTCTCACACTAGAGGATTAGCCATGCTAACGGCTACTAGATTTATGCCTTTTGTGCATACTTATGGAAAAGTAATTGAATATGGAGTACAGCGATCTCCTGGTATTGGTCTGTTAATGAAGAAAGATGATCCAGCTAACCGTCAGATAGGGCGTCAGATGACTGGAATTGCGTCACTGGCATTGTTTACGGCGATAGTAGCCGCAGCCAAAGCTAAGCTTGATGATGATGATGACGAGAATAAACTTACTGTTGTAGGCGCACTTCCTAGAAATCAAGCCGAGCGTCAGATTTTCTGGGATCGCGGTATGAAGCCGTGGTCAATAAGAATTCCTGGAACTAAGACTTTTATGCCGATCCAGGACAGTCCATTGCAAGCTATTTTAAAGCCTGCTATGGTTATTGCTTCAATGCTTGAGACACCACAGTGGCAGCCAGAAGAAACTTCTAAGTGGATAGCTAAGGCGGGCGAGGAAATCTACAAGTCGTTTCTAGATACATCATTTGTAGGAGGTATTACTAGAACAGCTAACGATCCAAGTGTTAATGACTTCAAAAGGATTCCAGCCGAGTTCTTTCCCATGTCAAACTTGTGGGAAAGCAGTTGGCGACTGTATGAACGTGCAAGCCAAGGAAACTGGATTTCTGATGAAGGTAATCCTGGAATGCCAGTGTTTGCTAAGGATACTTGGACTGATTACTTTCCAGATGTTTTTCGGCACTTAATTCCTGGAGCTAACAAAGATCTGCCGCCGCGCTTGAACGTATTTGGAGAGGAAGTTTTCCTGCCTTCGTCGGTACTTAAGGAAGTAATGCCGTGGAAGTGGTGGAGGGAGGCAGATTCGCCGATTGATAACGAGCTGTATCGCATGGGAATGGGATTGACTCAAGTTCCAGACAAGATTGATGTTCTTGGTAAGCCAGTTAAGCTTCCGTTACCACTGCATCAGCAGTATGCAGTCTACACTGGCGTGCTAATGAAAAGAATGCTTGGTGGAATTATACAAACGCCTGCTTATATCAAGTCGAAGGACGACATCACTAAACGGCTTATTCTTGAGAAGGGAGCTCGTAAGGTTCATGAGGCTGGATTGGCGAGGATTCGGGCCGAGATAATACGCAACTACCCAGACCTGATTCCGAAGCGGCAGCCGTTGCCATAAGAAACAACCATAGAGGATCATTGCCTATGAAGTCTGCAGATTGAATTACAGCTTTTGAAGCAGCTTCCTCAACTGCATCTACGCCGAATTCATCGATCAGCATGGCTGCTGTAACATCGTCAATCTTGAGTGCTATCAAAAACTCGTGAGCGTAATTAGGTTTATCCATAGCAGGTTCCTTTCAAAGCAAGGTACAAATTTGTACCATGCTTTAATTAAATCTCCTTATCACCAATGTAGATAACCTTTCGGTCCCTACCGCTGTTAGGTATTTCTATCAAGCCTGCAAATTTAAAGCCTGTAAGAATCTCTGCTAACCGTCGCGGTTCTGCATCGGCCATGAATCTGGCGTAGAGCTCGTCTGATTGTACTGATCGATCAATAGTCATCTTGGATCGCTCTCGGATGAACTCCAGCATTGCAGATTGTACACTGGATAACGAACTAGCGCCTAGTCCACTAAATGTTTCAAGCATCTTTTCTTCAACTTGCTTCAACTCATACTCAGCACGATCAAGGTCTTCAACTGTCATTAGCTTGTCGTTGCTACGTGCAGCACACATTATCATACAAAGCTTCATTAAATGAGAAGCTCGCCTAGAGTAGTAGCTGGCTAGCTTACCGTTGGCAACTGTGTCAGGAACAGTGCCATTTTCATAACGGCTACTGAACTCTTTGAAGAACTGCTCAGTGATAGAAAACAATCCAGCTAAGCTTTTTATTACAAACAAGTCGTTAACTAGCTCTTTGTGCAAGTTTTTCTTTGCCGATCTATCATTGTAAGCTATAGCTAGCGGTGATATGCGCTTTCCACCACTCTTCTCATTAACGAATATCACACGGCTAGCAAAGCCACCACCGACTACGTCAGGCAATGATTCCTGAAGCGACAGTGGTGTAGTAGCGCCGATTACATTTAGCCAAACACCCACTATTTCTTCACGTCCGCGACCGACAGTGTCACGGTCAGTATTGTCTTGACAGTCGTACCAATCGCAGAGATTGGCTAATAATTCTTGCTGCCCGTAACCAAGAAATACAGTAAACTCCTCACTAAACACAGTCAGTGAAGAGTGCTGTACTGGTACGGCTGGTCCGTCCTCCAACTTTACCATCGTAGCTTTGGTTGAGTTGGCTAGCTCTTTAGCCAATGCTTGTAATGTTACAGCAGAAGCGCTCGTCGCCACTTGAACTTCACGTAATAAGGCCCGACCTGGCCTCATAGCAGTTCCTTTGCGTGCAGTGCCACTAGGTCCAACAAGCACTATAAACATGTTAGGATATATTTCACCTTCACACCAATAAGTAAAGCACTTGCGTTGCAAACATGCTGCTATAAGGCCTATTCCTACCCACTTATGATAAGATTGTGGAGGCTCTGTAACGTGAGTATATTCCATATAAGCGTCGAGCCAGTTAGACAATAAGCGTTTCCTAGCTGGCACGATCATATAGCGCCTCCTCAAGTGCTGTAACAGTCGAGCGCATATCGTCGATTATAGCAACCTTTCTCAAACCTTTTGGATTGCTACTGCTATACTTGCCTTTGTTCCATCCAACGGAGAATCCTACTGGAATCACAAATTCTGTACCGTTGGCGGTCAGCGGACGTTCTAATGACTCCTTTATTCGAATGCAGCATTCACCAAGCAGTGGAATGCCTTCAGACACGAGAAACTCGGAACAAGCACTGTCATGAACTTGATCTAATAAGTGCAACTCCCTTGCACAGTGATACTTATTGAGCTCATAGTATATGAACTCTATTCCGTGCAAGTTAACTTTATTCCCTACAGTTGATTGTGGAATGTAAGAGTAAGCGCTTCTGAACAGATCATCTCCCCAATGATCTAGGAAGGTTCGCTTTCGTCCAAGCAAGTCAACTAGCGTTCTATTACGTCCTAGCTGCTTTCTGATAAGTTCATGACCAACAAGAATTTCATTGTAAGCCCGGAAGTAGCTTTCACGTATCATCTTTGCCATTGACTGCTCCATACGATTCTTGATTGCGAACGTTACATACCCTAAGTCATAGTTGAACGCATGGTTAGCACGCTTACCGACAGTTCGCTCACTCCAGTTTCCAGGTCCGATTACTTCACCTGAAGGTGAAATAGCTGAACCGCTCACATCAGAGATTTCACCTTCAGGTTTTCCCAAGATTAGTGATGCAGTCCTGCGATGCACATCTATACCATTTTCAAAGGCTTCTATCATAGCTTGAACACCCCAGATATAAGCTACAATACGGTTTTCAGCTTGTTCCAAGTCAAAGTTTACCAGGCAGTAACCAGGACTTGCAACTAAACAGTTATTTATTTCTTCTATTGCAGTCTGCATATTACCGCCAGTCCCAAAGATAGTCTTACGGGAGGACAAACGTGATCCTGCACCGACTGGATCATAGGCGCATCGCATCCTACCGTCGTCATCAACAGTGGTTGTAAAGTAAGTGCTTATTCGCTTCGTTAGATGACGAACGTCAAGAACAATTTTAGCTTCGTGTGATTGCTGCGTGGTTGACAGTCGTACCATAGCATCGTGGTCAGTTGTAACACTGCCGCCCTTACGGTAAGGCTTGTAGCCTTTCTCGATGTAGAAGTATGTAGCCAACTGTTTTGGGCTATTGAAGAATGTACATACATCGTCCACTGATTTACCACGTGCAAACTTACACTGATATTCTAGAAGCTTCTCCTCAAGCTCCCGTTTTGCATCAACGCAGAATTGCTCCCTCAGAGCCAAATCCAACTTGAAACCGCGTCGTTGGATAGCTAGCAAAGGTTCAATCAGCCGACACTTATGCAGAAAGTACTTAGTTAGCTTGGCTTCATCAAGCAAAAGTTGCTGTTCATCAAGTATGTCGAGAATAAAAGCGGAGTCTTTACAATTGTAGAGTGCGAACTGATTGTCTGATGCTTCCCTTGTCTGCCAACGCTTGCCATCACCTTTGTAGTAAGGTTCATATAAATACTGCGATGTTAAGAAGTCTAGCCCTTTAGGAAAGTCAGGATACAGCACGGCTTGAGCTATCATAGTATCGAGAATATTCTTCGTTACAATCCCGTACTTGTGAAGTAGAAAGAATGCATCAAACATGAAGTTCTGTCCAACCTTCACTATCGCCTCATTCCTAAGTAGCGCACCAAGTTCTCTCATTATGGCAGCTTCATGCTCAACAGTATACTTGCTGACAGCATCCAAACCGTGGTACTGTAGAAGCGGAATGCACATAGCTTCACTCGATGACACTGCTAGCCCTATATGTGAAAGCTCAGCCATTGGTGAATCTCTGATGTAAGTTACTTCAATGTCGACGCCTACACGTGGCTGACATTTACAATACAGCAGAAATTCTATAGCTTCATCGAAACTTGGATTAGTGGCAAAATCACGTCTTGTTGGAGTGCGAAGCTTAACGTTGCCTGCCAGCTTCTGAGCCTTCTCCAAATCCATAGTTATGAAATATTTGTAGTTGGCTAACCCAGTACGATTAGCGAAGCTTGGATGCAGTGATACCACTACAGTGCGATCTCTCAACAGTGTGCACGGAAGCACTGAGCCTCTCCACTTGGTTATGCCGTGCATACCGGTCAACACGTACATAGGTACATTGCCTAAGGCTACAAACACCTTAGATGTAGTCTGCTCCAGTTCGTGCTTAAGCCGTCTGACGGCCTTTTCGTATTCGTCAGATGTTGCTGCTTCTCCTTTCGAGTTAAAACTTATAAACGGTTTGATATCGTTTAACTTAGGGTGAAAGTCAAAGACATTGGTGATGTAGCACTCAGGCCGGACTATACCGGCTCCCGACAGACATTGGTCGAGGAGTTGGCCAGCAACGCCAACGAACGGACGGCCTAGCCGTACTTCGTCAGCGCCGAGTGCCTCACCTATTAAGACGACTCTAGCGTCCTTTGGTCCCTCGCAATGACGGTTAGACATGGCTAAGCCTCCTGTAGTGGACATTCTTCAAGCTTCACCAAGCGCTTTTTCAAACTAAGAATTTCATCCAGTATGTGTTCAATTTCAGCCTCCAAATCAGTTATCTTGCTATGAATGGTCAGAAAGTGACGATTAAGATCTATTGCATTTCTGGCATTTTCGACCAAAGACGGCTTAGTCAAAGATGGTACATCAGATAGTTCAAAGTATACTATTATACCATGCTCTTGTGCAAAGGCTACCTCTTTATCCGCGCCGCTGGAACGACTTAGTAAAGCAACACTGTCACACATAGCTAGTAGCTTTTCATCGTATTCTAGCCACTTTTCATAAGTTATAAAGTCTATACAATGCGTAGCATTATTACGCTCATGAATAAAGTGTGATAAATGTGGACAGATAGGTGTCCAGCCATTAGAGTACAAGTGCAGCCATGCATCAATAGCAAGATTTACATTTCTCAAGACATCTTCCGGTGTTTCAGCCGAGTACGGTCCTGCAATGTAGATAAGATTATTAGGAAACTTAACACGTTCGAATGTCATTTTACTCCTCCTATGATAGCTAAGCTAGTGCTAGCAATCTGTCGTGCCAATTCAACGTCGTACCAGCCTTCGTGAAGACCTTCAGCTTCTACTGACATTTTGAAGTGTACAGCAGCATCGCCAAGTGTAAACTTGGGCATCAAGAGCCGTTTTTCACCTATAGCTAGCAATGCTAGCTGTGCTACATCAATAGAAGGCCAAATAAAGTATGATCCAAAATATTTGTCACCGTTCGACTTGAACCATTCGCGTACAAAACGCTCGTCGAATTGTGCATTATAGGCTACAAATAACATCTTGTCGTTACAATCATAGCAATCGACATGCTTCCGTAGATCGTATATAAACTTCGAGTAGGCATTAGAAGAATTAAAGATCACATTGTCAAGTCGCTTGCCACACATCTCAAGTGCTTTGGGTTCCCATACAACTTCTGAATCAGGTTGAAAGACTAAATGATTAGCCTCACTAATACAGTTTAGCTGTGGCCAGTCACAGACAATGTAGGCTAGCTCCCAGATTCCATGAACGGCTGGATCTAATCCAGTTGTTTCAACATCAATTATCATGGCTTTCATCATAAGGCTCCTTTTCTAGTTCTTGTGAAGCACTTAATACACGCAAACTTTTCAACATAGAATCTAGTTTGCTGTTAAGTTCCATGCGTGCTTGCATAGATTCTGCAATTTCTATTGCTTCTTTTTGTGCAAAGACTTGCATAAATTCTGTATACTTAGCACTTCCAGGTTCACAACTTTGAATATCAACCAGTACACCGTATCTGTTGATGCGTCCAAAGCTTAATGTAGCAGACTTACCGTTGTTACTAACATAAGCAACATTGTTGTGTGATGCTACTACTGGATAAAAAGCTCCGTCTAGCACATTGTATAGTTCAGAATCAGGAGCCGTCATAACAGGGCAATTGTTTATTTCGTGTAGAACTGCAACTCCTACATAGACAGTAAAAACTGCGGCTATGGACATTGATACATTTGTAAAAGTCGATATTTTTAGCATTTTCAGTTCCTTTCATTTGAAGCATGGTACAAATTTGTACTTTGCTTAATTAAAAATTTAGCTCAAGATTCCTTTTATCCATAAGATTTGTACTCTCCTATCTTTGATGAAATTACTCGATTGGCGAACTGTCCTTTATAGCGCTCTGAATTGTCGAATCCAACTGCAGCACAATTAAGATTGGCAGCTGCAAGCAAAGTGTTTCCTGATCCAGCGAATGGTACTAAGATCTTAGCACCAGGATTGCAGAAGCACGCAATCAAGGTTTGCATCAGTTCTACCGGCCGTTCAGTTGGATGAATACGGTTGTGAGTTGTCTTAAAATTGAAGACATTTCCTGAGGCATATTGCTTTACCAGCTGCGCCGTTGGCATCTTACAATAGAAGAACGGTTCAACGGCATTTGCGAACACATAGAGTGGTGATCTAGCGTTAGCTACAGGCTTCGACCAGAATGCAGGCATACTCGGTTTGAAACCAGCTTCTACAATTATTTCTTTCATAGCTTCGTACCAAGGATGCAAAGCAAACCACAGCACTAGCCAGCCATCGCTGCGCAGTTTCTTCTTAGACTCCAGAACCACGTCACGTACAAGTGACAGCCATTCCAATGGATCGAAGTTGTCGCTATCAAATACATCTTTCTTAGCTTCGCTCAGTATTTCCGAAGCTTCGAAGTCTACACCGTACGGTGGATCAATCTCCACCAAGTTGTAAGTATTATCAGGAACAGCTTGCAATCCCTCCATAACGTCACAGATTATGTAAGAGTCAACTAGCATATGCTTTTGTTTATCTTCGGGAGTTAAAGTTGTACGAGCCAAAACTTTAGCGGCTGCCTTTTCGGTTAGCTCATCTTTGACTGTAATGTAAAGCTTCTTTAGCGCTGTGGCACGCTTAGGCTCATTGTAAAGTTCTGTCGCCAACTTACGGTCATCAGGGTCAGTGATAACAGCTTGCAATAGTACATCTTCTCTTACCTTCCTTACATCTATGCCAACAAGCTCAGCCGTGTCTTTAGCTGACCAACCGACATCGCTGCCACGAATAGCCTTGCCGTGCTTTGCTTCCATAAGTTCATGAATTTGCACGGTCAACCGTGATCGTTCTTGCCAAGACAAATCGAGTCTGTGGACATTCTCGACCAACTCCAGAGTCTTTCGATCCAACTCATTCGGCATATAAGGATAGATTACAGCCGGCACTGTTTCCCATCTCAGCGCTCGTACAGCTACCATTCGCCGTCCACCATATAGTAATGTATAGGTAGTATTGTCCTCATTAATCATGACACCAACAGGCTCTAGCAGCCCGTTAGTTGTCAAGCTTTGCATCAGCTCGTTAACGTCACCGTAGTCCGTCCGTGCGCGAACATCCTCACGTACAAGTGCTACTGAAACTTGATTCATTTGTTGCTCGATGCTCATCTAGCTATCCTTTCTGAGTCTCGCCATTATAGCGGCTTCCAAGCGTTCTAGTTCTTTGTCTGAGGCCGTTGATATTGCAGAGCGTGGCTTCTTCTGCTTGACTACAGTTTTTGCCTTCGGCTTCGCACGAAGCGATGCTATGCCTAGCCGGTCCTTACGTACACCCGCCACTGCGTCCAAAAGCTGTTGTTCAGACATATCGTCGATAGAAACACCAAACATTAGCTCATCCAGCGTTGCCATTATGATCTCCTTTCATATGCTTTCTTGCTAGTTCAGCAAAATCTATTTCTCCGTCACGAATAGCTACAAGCATGTGTGGCCCGAACTCCTCAATCAAAGCTACCGCTGAAAGCGTTATTGGATGTAGTACGGCTGAGCAGCTGCCTTTTGGAACAACTTTCCACAGCCGTTCACGGTCCTCAAGTGAGACTTCTACATAGACACGGTAACGTTCAGGTTCCATCATCGATCTCCTGTAGTGTCATGTCAAAGTCTAACGGACACAAAGTAGACCAATTGACAATAATAGCTACTTTTGTAGCGTTGACACTCTTAAGAAGGTCAAACAATGCTGAGCGTACCAACAACTCTCGCTGTGCTCTCAGCGCGTTTAAGGCTACATCCTTGAGATGCTGATATCCGTCTTGATTGTCGGTAGGGTAGAATTCATCCTTCTGCCACATAGACTTAAACCTCAGTTTCACTTTTGGTAACCCGAGCCTCGTTTGTAGTAACTATATACAGGAATGCAAGGTAGTTTATTGCGTCCTTAATATGTTCAGGTAGTTGATCTCCCTTTAAAGGTTCGGCTTTTCTGACGCAATTGTTAATTGCAGCCATATGCTTGTCAAGATGTACCAGTACTACTTGTGGCACTGTTATTCCCAGCTTTGTCGATGAATGTTTAAAGTTCTCGAACGAATCGAACTCAGCACTGTAGTCTTGCCCTTTTTTGTCAGCCAGTGCTAGGCAGGCTTCAAAAATATCTGATACAGCTTTCTTTCTATCGTTAAGGTTCACTTTTTTAACCTCCGTAAGGGGAGGCAGCAACCGGTGAAGTACGCTGTCTCCCCTCAGATGCTCTGTTGTTATAGCACCAAGTAGCCTTTGTTAAGCACTCGATTTCGGTCGGGGTTTACACCTTTCTTGTCTTCTTCCAAGCCAACCTTTACAGTTCCGCGTGAACCTACAAACTCGTTGCCCGTTACATTGTCACTTATTGATCTGAGGATGTTCCAGAAATCCTCAGTGTTGATGGCGAAGCAAGCACAGAATTCACGCAGCTTCCTCATTTTGTTGTTAGCGACATCTTCTTCATCGGTGACAGCGGGCAATGGTATATACTCGTGAATCTTTGCATGACGTGGATTTGAAGGGTCACTAAGCACTACATACAGCGAAGACTTTCCTGACGAGTCCGCGGTGTGGAGCTCGGCTCTGGCGATTTCGACCAAAACTTCTTCATCGGAGTCATACAACTCCGGCTCCCAGACTGCATCGAAATTCAACTCGGCAAAATTCGGCATGATTAAAGCTCCTTTCAATTTGTAGCAAGGTACAAATTTGTACTTTGCTTTGAACGCTTTTTACTAAAACAATTTAGGCTTGTCACTCACGTCGTAGCCAACCTTTTTTAGCAGCATCTTGATGTTTGGCTCTTCGTAAGTATTGAACTTAAACTCTCCAATACGGGTTTCTGCGTGCCACTTGACGCCGTCAGGCTTTACTTGCAACTTGTATTCGTCATCTTTAGCGCCCTTGACTATGCGTGTAAGCCATTGTTCCAAGAACAGTGATGGCACTTCAACTGATAGCTTTGGTGTCAAGTTTGGCACTGCTACCATAGTGTTAAGAAGATCATCTTTCTCCATCTGCAAGTGCCCTGTGACAATTACGTCACAAGGCAACTGCAAGATTTCGTTAAGCTCGTCCATCATAGTCATGTAGAGAACCTGATAGTCAGCTATTCCTGGGGTTTTGTCCGTCTTCTGATGACCAGACAACTTAATAATGTAGTACAATACATAGCGTACAAAACCAGACAGGCTATCAAGAGCATAAGTTGCAAACCTGTCAAAGAATCCTTCACGCTTTCTAGCCGTGAAATCCTTCGACCAGCGATCATAAGTAACAGGATTGTTCCAGTCATCATATTCGTAGTCACAGACTATGATGTCTCCACGCTCAATAAATGGACGTAATGCAGCCGTTTGTGTTCCAAACGGATCGAACGAATCAATACAGACTGGCAGTCTGCATGTTGATAGCAAACGCGTTTTACCAGTACCCTTCTGACCGAGCACTAAGCCGTTAAATCGCTTTAATTGCATACGTTCCAGTTGCTTAGTACGCAGATCGCTGGCTCGCTTTAGCACTGCATCTTCAGACACTTTAGCAGGTACCTTAGCTTGTTCAAGCACCTTAGCTTGTTCCATCTGATTTCCTCCTGGGGTCCCAGGCGTCGACTTTGAAGCCTGTAGGCGGATTGTCGTGAGTGTGAGTAAGTGGATTATGTCGTGACGGACAGATGCTAAGGTACGGACATCCGCCATAGCTCATACATTGGGAGTCGTTGCGAGGAAACGCTTTCATTACTTCATTGTCGTCGTTCTCCAGTGAGAGCTTGTCGAATTCGTTCTCCAAACGTTCCAACCAATAGTTAACATCAAGCAGCCATGAATCAATCGCGGTTGCAGAACGTTTTATTGGCGTACGTACAAATTCGTTACCTAGCTTGCCAGTAGGAGATCTAAAACACATCCCGTTCACTATAACACCACGAATGTCGTCAAGTGAATACAAAGCGCCAGCATAGCTTTGTATAACATACAAATAGCAGTGAATTTGACTGCTGTTGAACCATTGCGCTGTCCAATTGGTACTATTAATACTGTACTTTGTCGTCTTGTGCTCCATAGAGCACACACCACGACTGTCAGCAAGAATTGAATCCATCTTGAAATAAAGCACACGCTCAGGCGACTGATTAACTAGTATGTTACCAGGGATTTCACTAAATAGTACCTTAAAGTTGTCATTATTATAGCGCTCTGTCCACTCAATTATTCCACTTGATAGGTTGGCTAACGACTTACCTTTGTGAATATCAGCATCAGTTAACAATGCTGCTTCACCGTACTGTGCTATCCATGCTAACCGTGCAAGCTTTAGTGCATCTGAAAGCACTTGCACTGGATAGCCAACAGTTCCTTGGCTGTCGATTAGTAGCTTCTCCATTACTTTGTGAACTGTGCTTCCAAAGAACAAGTCGTGTGACTCTTCTTCTGGTCGCCAGTTGTAAACATGAGCATAGAAGAACCTACGTGGGCATGTCTTGAAACAGCTGAGTTTTGTACCGTCGATTACTTTGTGTAGTTCGTTTAGTTCCATAGTATCTCCAATTAAGTAGGCGAGACCAGCGTGCACGCATCTTCTGCTTTGTCGGCAGATGTCCTATATGGACGATGGCCTCGCCCACGGCAACTCTTAAATTTTCTTGTGGGGGCGAGACCGACGGGATTCGAACCCGCGCCTCTGGTTCAGCTAGCGCAACGCTCTACCCCTGAGCTACGGCCTCGCCTTTACTTGTTACTGGCTCAGCTAGCGCCAAGTTTCTTTCTTACAAGTGCCAGCATTGCTTCGAGCTCCGTTTGAGTGAGCTCTCCCTTTTCGATCTTGTTTTCCATGTCGGTGACAGTTATTACTCCGATACTTTTGGCGCGTACACCAGGACGGATGCTTTCAAGCGCTTTTTGACAATCAGCCTCGGTTCCACCGCGGTTCATTACGTTACGGATCGGTGTAGCCATCCTCACGGCCCAAGTAGCAGTAGCCAGATCGAACACAGCATCAGCTCCCCACTTCGCAACGGCTGCATCAAGGTTAGCACCGAATGGAAACTTAGCAGTAAACTTGCAGCACTTGTACTTCCCTGGCTGGAATTCGGCAGAGTTCGAATCCATTCCACGTTCGGCTTTCGGAGATCTCACAACGGTGACGACAAAGTCGCCTTCCATAGTTTCAGCTTCGATAGCCTCGCTTTCGTCGTTGTGAATTGTTTCGTCAGTCAGCTCTTGGTCATTAAAGTCTACAACGGGTTTCGATTTCATAGTCGAAACTCCTTTCTGAGTTTTATCTGTCCACATAAGTGTGACAGTAATTGAGCGTCTTCACTTCCAACATTTTAATGCTTCTAAGAAAGTCATATCTGGCGTAGCTTCGTTTGGAATGCTTGTAGTTGCGTATGCACCTAGCCTGATGGCGCACCAGTAGACTAGCCTCTTTGGTAATCTAAGAGCGATCCACAAACAGATTATATCTAGAGCTTTGCTCAAAGATTCGTTCATAATACTTACTACCTTTCATAAAAATGCGACTATCGCTTTGGGGATTCCTGATGAAGATCAGGTAGTCGGCCACGACTAGCGATAGTCGCAAGTGCAAATAGCTTGTGTCATGGCCGATTGCATCAATTATAACACGAATTTATCCATTGTCAAGTCCCAGTATTGGCTGAGCCTTGAACAGATTGTCGGCCAGCTCATCCTCAGCTGCCGTACTAGCGGAAGCTGAATCGAATAAGCGTTGAGCCTCCGCCATTAAATCACTTTCTGAATCACTAAGATTTTCGAACACAGTCGTAACTTCATCGACTGTCAATGCTCTCATCCTGCCAGCTTCTATCTGTTGTTCGCAATAGGAGAAGATGGCACGACGAAGAGCTCCGCTAGCCGTCGTTACAAGCTTGTCATGCTCAGCTAGATGTACAACAAGCATAGCAACCAATTGCGGCGTCAGCCGTACTGAGTACGGACGACTTCGATTATGCTCAAACTTGGCTACGCTCTTCATTTTACTATGGCTCCCTTCTACGCACTTCGAATACTCGTGACGATGGTAAGTGTTTATACGAAAACACCTTCTCCTCACCGTCATGGCCACTGTAGCCGGTACAGCTGACATTGCTTAAGACAGTTTCACCTATGGCGCGACAAACAGCGGCTGGTGCAGTCATAGCTAGCACTGACCAGTTAGTGCCGTTCGACACTTCGTGTACTTCCCAACAAGGCGACGCGCTTAACATTTGCAAATCTCCTTTCAATTTAAGCATGGTACAAATTTGTACCTTGCTTAATTAACAACGCTTTCCGTGCAAGAATGGTCGTGTCAAGTTATATTGATGCTTGACGTAGACCTCCCTCGCTAAGTCCACACCTCTAGCATGGCAAGTGTCAGCTAGTCGAAGGTATACATCGGCAAGCTCTTCATCGACTGGCTCGTTGTGACGATAAGCCTGGATGGCTTCACCGATCTCACTGATTATCAGAGCCATCTCCTCTAGAAAACTTCTGGTGACACCGTCTGACGTTGTGTGAAAGCCGTGAGCTTCAGCGCAGTCCCAGACAGCTTCGGGGTGGACAAGTTTGACTTCCTTAATCGGTTCCATGGTTAGCCTCCTCAGCTAGTATTGTGTTTACTGTGCATAACAGAAATTTTAATGTAACTGCATCATCGCCAGAGTCTATTAAGTCTATTACAACTATTTTGTCTCCTTTGTCTAGCACTATGAAGCCTTGCAGCTTCTTTGTGTCAGCTCCTTTCATGTAAGTTGAAATCTTGTCGACGTCAATCATGATTGACCTCCTAATGCTCTATCAAGTGCTTCCATGTCTACTAAGCGCTTTTCCTGTATTCCTTTTAGTGCACAAGCCGTTGTGCACCACTTCGTGTTTGAGTTGTCAATCCAATAGCCAAAGGTGAGATGACATCCGCAAGTACATTTAGTTGTATCGCTTGTATTACGGAACGATACATTTTCCGTAGTGATCTCCTGTACGAAGAAATATAGTTTGCTGTACGTGTCTACAATTCCTGCATGAGCTTCATCAAGTAATCGTACAAGTGTCTCCTTAATATGTTCCATGATTAACCTCCAATGCTTTCAAGCTCTTTTTAAGCTTCTTCAATAACATACAGTTTATTGAACAGTACTGTGCACCGCGGTTATCTATCCAGTAGCCTTCTTCAAGCCATTCATTACAATCTTCGCAGCAGTCAAGCACGTCATTGCCTGCGTCGTCGACTGGAATACCATGTTCGTACAACAGTTTGTTATTGAAGATGCTTTTTAAAACTTCTTTGACTTCAGGTGTTGAATCCAATGCTCCTGGTTCAACACACAGTCGATTTAGTGTTTGTATAAGTTGTGTAGGTGTTGAATTGAACATAGCTTTGCTCCTAGCTTTGCCCCTAGCTTTGCTCGTCTTCTGCACGCCAGAATCCGATTAATGCGCCGTCATCAGGGTGAGTACCGAAGTAGCAACCATCGGGAGCTATCGATTCAAGATAGTAATCGAGCGCTTCATAAAAGGTTTCATCGTCGAGTATTTCGCGCTTGTCAAGCAACGAGTCTAGTTCTGGATCTAGTCCACGCAGCTCGGCATCGATTGAAGCTACTATATCGGCTATTACTAAAGTTCCCTCTGACACAGTACGGTCAGCCCACTCTTGTGACAACTGGAATTGCTCAGACTGTTCTGAATCGGCGCCTTTCAGCATGACTTGTAAGTAGCGTTTTAACATTGCTTTTCCTCCTCTGGCTCTTGTATCATTGCATATATATCGTACGAATGTTGCATTAGTCTGCGTCTCATTGTATCGCTAGTAGTGTTTGCTCGTGCAGTTATAAGTCCTGTAGTGAATGCATCTAAGCATGCATCCAGTGAGTTTGTGTTAATAAATTCAGCTATAGTGTCTACCAATTCAGTGTAAGATAACGTTAGCGACATTTTGAAGCTCCTTTTTGTTTAAGCATGGTACAAATTTGTACCATGCTTATCACCAGCAGCTACTCTGACGGTGTGCTTGCAACTGGTACAGATCCGACTATAAATGCTTCATGTACAATAAGTTTACTAGTACGTATCTTGTTTAGCGCCGTTACCGTTATTATGTCTACGGTCGCTACAACACTTCTGACTGTCACATGAAGTAGTTGTTTGCCGTTCTTTCCTGTCAGCATCAATGTATGTCCTGCGTGAATTTTACTACTATTTTCTAGGCAAACCTGGAGATCGTCACCTATTCTTATTTTATTCCTTCTCGATGTTCTTATTGCTTGAACTTTAAACTTGTACGGTTCACTTCCTGCAGTGTACCAATCTAGAGTGGGTGCACTAGCCAGTTCATCCTTTTTGTGTATTCTTATTTCATTCTCTATCGTGCGTATAACGTTATTTAATGTTACTAGCAAAGCCTTGACATTGTCGATTTCATGTTGAAGCTTCACTATGCTAGCACTTACACCCTGAATGTCCTGGTGCTTTTTGTATAACCTACCCTGTAGAGTGTGCAACTTTAATGTATGTGTGTTCATAAGGTTCACTCCTTCTCTCTCACACATCTAAGTGAGCACCATCTCTCTTCTCCTACACCTCCCCATCCTTCGGTACCGCTTTGCTTTCCACATCTATCACAATCGTAATAGACGCTGAGGTCTCCATACCATAGCTGATATCGGATGATGAGATCAAGTAAGCGAGAAACTTCTTCTCCATACTCAAGAAGTGCATAAGCTGGAGTGGCTAGAGACTGCCACTCTTTCTGGAAGTCATTTGTGACAATCTCTTCCCTAAAAGCGTCAAGGGTTCGAATCATATGCTTGTCTAACATGATTGAGGCTCCTTCTCAGGCTATCATCCTGTCAGTTATTGGCTTCATGTGACTTCTCCTTTCTCGAATAGTTGCATTCCTGCTATTCGATTCGCTTCTTCAATTGTCATAAGGATAAGTGGAGTTTCGATGGGGATTCCGTCAGACTTTTCTGAACTGCCAAGCCCTTCATAATACGCGGTAAATGCAACTGCCCAGCAGTCACGATTCAATTCAACAATCGCTGGACACTTGTATACCGATGCATCACAATCCTTTCTACCAACTAAAATCTTGTGACTTTCATTGCTGGGGTTGAATTGATACGTGAGAGTTCTCATTTTATTACTCCTTCTTGTTTCTCCCAGAAGCCGTAGCCTCCCTCTTCTTTTCCTCCAGGATGTGGACCAAAGGAGGTCCCTTCGGGCGCGATTGCTTCCATCTGTATGCATAGATACTCGAGCAGGTTGGTTTCGACTCTTATTGCTTCTTTCAGCGGTAGTTGATCCACAACTCCCAGAATTACATCCAGCGGTACAAGTGAACCGCAAGACATGTCGCAATTCCTAAACTCTTCTGATAGGTTTGACATCTTAGTTTCTCCTTATGTTATCCTCGCATTCTCTCCATCCCACACGATTGTGGCGTACCACTTGCGCTGGTATGGCTCTGGCCCAACTACAAGATATCTACCTGGACGTGCATGTTTTAGCAGTCCGTTATACTCGTCGCCAAAAACGCTTGTCGCTATTATGTAGATCTCTTCGGGAGTTGCTTCACGGATTGACTTCTTCGTTTTGAAGAGCCTTCCGTTTGTACGTTTCACGCTTTGCATTTTCATTCCTCCGTTGCCGGTCAAGGTTCTCAGCGATGGCGCGGGCGCGTTCGGCCTCCCGCGCAAGGTGGATACTGCGTTCGGTCCAGTGGTTCATTGGGGTTCCTCCTCGGCTTCAACGATGCGGATCGCTTGCTCCAGATGGAGTATAAGCCCATCGAGAATCTCAATTTTCTCTCCGTTCGCCGCAATTTGGCGATGCAAGAGAATGCTTTCTTGGTTCGTCTCCGTGATCTCCGCTCGTCGAGCGTCGCGTATTTGACGCAAGGCCTCGATTCGAAGTTTTCGTTCCTCGCGTTCGTTCATGATCTTTCCTCCTGCCGGTCGTCCGGCGTTTGATTGGCTCGTGGAGCCGGGGGGAGGCGCGCTCCCCCTGAACCCGCGAACTATGAGAATCAATATCATTTCACCCATCTGCCATTCCAGTATTCGTGCGTTCCCCGTGGTTGAGATATTCTCCTTTCTGTACAGATTGGTCTTGTTTCGTTTCCAGCAACCAGCCGTAGAAGAGTCCCATCCTCGAGGGCATAGATACCGCCGCCGTGACGCGGGCGGCATTTTTTTCCGATCAAGTGTTGATAGTCTTTTGTTTCAAGGCCCGTTGGCCATTCCAGCTGATATCTGATCGGCTGGGAGAAATGGGTTTGCCATAGGCTGAGGATGAACAATAATCCGCCGCGATCAATTATCTCGTGTTCCATAATTCTTTCCTCCTGCCGGTCTCCCGGCTTGATTGGTACCTCTTCCCCCGCGTCGATCATCGAGCGCGGGAAGATGCGTCAATCGTTAAGCCATCATTTCGCCCGCCTCTATCGCCTGCAAGGCAAGCGGTTAGACGTCCAAACTTTCTCGAGATACCGATTCCGCTCCTCTAGCAATGCGTGATATTCCTCGAGATCGCGGAATTCTAGTTCCACGATCAAATCCCCTTCCGCCCGGCATCTCCAATTTGGGCAGACTTCGGCCTCGGACTGGAATTTCGCTTCCCAGAACTCATCGCACACCAAGCAATGACAGCGTGTTGTCATGATCTTTTCCTCCGCTCTCTTGCTACACTTTGTCATGTAGCAACCTTTCGTGAAAGTCATCATACAAACAGCCGATTAAGTCGTCTAGATCTTCGGCCTTATTGCAGATGTCTTCAATCTGGGCCTCTGTTAAACCGCTAGAATCTAGCGATTTGACACGGTGGATAGCCAGGTCAAGCGCTGCCATGCTTTGTTGGTAGTAGTCCATTTTGAGCGTCCTTTCCTAAGCAAGGTACAAATTTGTACTTTGCTTTGAATTGTTTTTCAGATAAAGTCTGGCGCATGAGAGAGTAGTTCTAAAGTGTAGGCTGCTCCATGCTTGTTTGTATAGTGTTGCAAAACTTTAATAACACTGTTAGCATCGGGAGAGTCTAGAATGAAAGCTCTCTCCTTGTGCAAGTCGTGAAACTTGCTATCGTCTTGAAGCATCACTGTTATTGCTGTAATAACGTCGGCGACGGTCTGCTGCACTGTAATCTCAGGACCGTCAGCTGAGGTCATGTTTACAGTGGTGCGGCCTTGAAATCCGAATACAGCAGCGATTGTGTCGACGTTTACGGCGATCTGTCCGCCATCGCTGGCGGTTAGAAGTAGCAATCTCATGTGATTAGTCCTTTCATAACGTTTCTTGCCATGAGCCTTCTTCCATTGGTGTGATTGCGCCGGCCCCTTCCAAGTCATGTAGCCACTCAAGCAAGTTGAGTGTTAAATGCATTGCATCCCTGTACTCAGATTCGCTTATCTCGTTCGTGGCTACTAGTCCTTGCACTACTTCCCGCAAGGTTGTGACGGCTTGCTCAACTGTCATTTCTTTTTCGGTCATCTGGTTAGTCCTTTTCGTGGCTACGATTCCTCAAGGCGTTTAGTTCTTGCTGAAGTGTACAGTGATAAACACTCAGCTTTGACAGTTGATCAGTAGTAGCACTTGTTATAAGGCTTACCAATGATGCAGTTTCAGCCAATGCTTCTGTAATGACGGCGATTGTTGCATCAGTGCTATCTACCGACTCGAGGTACGCTTTTACGTCGAATAACTTTTCGTTCATGCTGATTCCTTTTCTGTTTGATTTTCACCATTATATCATCAATCGGCCGTGTTGTCAAGTCCCAGTGAGGACTGAGCACTTACGGCGTAATTGACGTAATTGGTGTAAACAGGCTTTCGGCGCTTTCGGCGCTTTCGGCCGTAATTGTTAATCGATTGACTTTAATCTGCAACGAAACGTTGCAATTTTGGCCGTAATTGTAATGTAATCGTGCAATTACGGCTGTAATCTAGTAGCAGTGTTTTCGCCCCCCATGGCATGGAGGTGGGGGTCTTTTATATATTTTTTTTTTTAAGACTACTACCTACTACTACAATCATATTAAGATAGGCCTTAAACCCCATATGCCAAGGGGGTAGAAAACCATGCTACCAGAATACGGCGACTACGGCAATTACACAATTACGCCGTAATTGGTGAAAAATTTGGGTTTCTGGCAATGGCTCCACATGGCTCCATAACGATCCACAAGGTTCTACTTGCGGGCCAGTGCGAGCTCCGTCAAGCTCCGTCAAGCTCCGATTGCGATTTCAAGTGAAGTGGCGTTCAGCCCTCGGTTCAGCCTAGCCGCAAACGTGCGGCGGCAAGCATCTTTTCGAGTTCTTCCAGCTCGCTTTTATCCGTGACGGCTGTAAATGCAGCCCTCACTTGCGAGCCGGACGATCGCTTCGACGGCTTGGAACGCGAAGCCCAGTCAACGTCGATGATAAGCTCAAGGCCGTTGTTGGCTTCAAGAAAGTTCGTCTTTCGAGCGAAGTCTTCTTCGGAGTCTTGTTCCTTCCGTGGCCGGATTTTATTCGTATAGCGGCGAGCGGAATCACTCACCGCGTACGCAATCAGATCCGTCACGGAGCAGCCGCCGAGATTGACGATTAAGTCTAGCTCGAGGGTCCCATAGCCAAAGCTCGTATTGTGAGCGCGTCCTTGACCTTGAGGTTCCCTTGTAACTAGAGGCCAGTTTTCGTCAAGAAGCACGAGGTCGCCGACTTCTACTACCCAACTGCCGTTTTCCAATTGTTTCATTTGAGTGTCCTTTCTTAAGCAAGGTACAAATTTGTACCATGCTCAGAACGCCACTCCACTTGAAACAGCAATGGAACTTTTGTGGCGAACTTCGGCAAGCCAAACCGCAGCTTGCCACTACACTTCCCGTCAAATGCCGCACGTTGGGCAGCGGCGTGGAGCCGTGTAGCAAGGCGATCGTCGATCGTTATGGTGGACTCGAGGGCGCGGCTTGCCGTTGGGTTTGCCGAATCCCTTGACTACCATCGAGCAGCTCGGAAACCGTCGGCGAATCAGCTGGACATTGCTTCTGCCATGGGCCGTACCGCGTTCGATAATTCTGCCGTCGGCGAGGTCCGCCACAAAGTAGCTGAAGAAGCCGGGTGACGTTTCGGTTGCCCTAACGACGATCTTTGGGGAGTAGTTAATCTTCGACATGTCAATCCTCCATTACAAATAGTGGTTTGGTTTGTCGAAGTTCGCCACTTTCTAAATTGTCAAAGAACACTCCTCAATAAGTGAGGTTTTGGGCCTGCCTTGCCCATGCATGAATCATAACATAGATAGAAAAAAGTGGATACCAAAAAAAGGTTTTTTTCCACAAATTTTTTGGAGCCTACCGGGGTAGAGGGGGAAGAGGCGCGGCGATGGCTGAGCGCTCCCTCTTTTCGCCTTCTCAGCATCGCCCAGCCATGGCTCCACATGGCTCCTGAAAGCTCCTGAACGATCCATTGACAACCTAGCCATTCTATGTTATAATTCTGGCAGAAAGGGTCGCCATGCAAACAATAACGATTACGGCCAGCGCTGTTTCTATTGTACGGCACGCTTCAACTGCGTTAACGCTTTCGCTTGACGCCTCGCTAGCCGTGGCAAAGCTTCACTTGCGCGTCACTTTTGATGCAAACAATGTGCTGTTGTCGGAGTTTGAATTCCCCGACTCGCTCGGTGAATGGAAAAAGTCGGTCAGTGTCGACTTGAATTCGCTTGGCGCTCTAAGCACGGTTGAATTGCAATTTGACGCGCCATGCTATGAATTGTACACAGCACTGCCTGCTGGTGTGATTACAACTATGCGATTTGCGTCAGTTTCAGACAACTATTCTATTGGACAAACTTATGTTTATATTGGCAGTGGGACTAGCCGTGAGGCGTACTTGTCGGAGTTGATTATTCCAAAACTTGGTTCGAACGAAGGCAGAAACAATGAATTGATTCAACTCAACAGTGTTGCTGGCAATTTTCTTATCAATTGGTAATGGAGCTGAAAAATGAGCTATTCTCCAAGAAGAGTTCAGCCAAAGCAGATGGAAGTGCTGCGCTTAGCCGTGGCTGGATGGTCGGCCGTAAAAATCGCGGACCAGTTGGGATTGTCAGTAGTAACAATCGGCAACATCATTAACTCACCGCTTGGACAGGGAATAATTGCTTCGCTGCAGCAGCGGCGTAATGAGCTGGTAGTCGATTTGGATAAAGAAGTTAGTGAGTGCGCTGCAAGTGCTATGAATTTGGTAAAGGACGCGGTGGCGGGACGTTTAGGCGGGCTGAAGCCTGAGGACCGTGTTCGCACTGCGCTAACAATGCTGGCGGCTGCTGGTCACGGACCGGTCAAGCGTGCAGACGTGCATCAACGTACGGAGATTATCGACGCTGAGTTTTTGCGTGCGTTGGATGAACGGGCTGCTCGTGATGAGGTGATTGTCAGTGTCAATAGTTAAGTGGACTGATGGTTACTATGCAGCACGAAGCGGTCATTATGACGCTACCGTGCCGTACTATGATGACACTGATCACTATTATGGACGGGCGGCGAAGCTAAGCAACAATCCGCTGGTTAACAAAGCTGCGTTTGAAATAAATAGTCAAGTTAGTGTAGTTAAGGGTGGCTGGTTGAATCAAGCCAAATCAGCTGATTCGCCATTTGTAGGCAACGGCTCAGCGGATCAGTACACTTTGGCAGGAAATCCGGCGTACAGCGGCTCAGTTGAAGTGCACGCTATAGCAATTGGACCGATTCCTAATCATGTGGAATGGTTAGCTGTATATCATTTTACTGAAGTGCTTAACGGCGATGGCTACGTTATTGGTGTAACGCCTGTGAATTTGTGGAGCACTGGAGTTACATTCTTAGTAAAGTATGCTGAGATCGATGATTGGCAAGCCGATTTGTAAGGAGTTGTACAATGTCTAAAGCTTTGCACGACAAACTAATTCGTGAAGGCAAGAAGCGTGGATTGAAAGGCAAAGCACTTGATGACTACGTTTTTGGGACACTGCATGACGTAGAGGGTCGTAAAGCACGGAAGGCTAGAAAGAAGAAATGACTTACAATAGAGGGCTTGCATGTGCTTGTCTAGGAGTGCTGATAGTGGCACTATGCACTGATGTTAGTGCTACGCTGACTGGCGCAGCAGGTGTTTGGCTATCATCTATTGGGCTTGTGATGATTTTAGCGTCTGGTGGTAAGCAAAGTACAAATTTGTACCATGCTTCAAATAAAGAAAGTGAACTGAGGCACTGAAGGAAGAGAAGGCATGACTAAGGTATTGAAGGTGTTAGGTCTTCCAATTAAAGTCACATTTTCACCAAGGAGTGCTCCATCTGCATTTCTAGGGCAGTATAATAGTTTAGACAGCACAATATGGGTAGACAATTCTAGGCAAATCGAGGAGGCAGCAGAGACTTTAATGCATGAGATAATTCATGCTGTACAAAGGGCTAATGGGATTGATTTGAAGGAGAGGGAAGCGCATGCTTTAGCCAGAGGCTTATTTGCTGTTTTTGAAGATAATGGCTTGAACGAACCGCTGAAGGAGTTCTGTCGTGAAGCTTAAATCACTCATTGTCTGGCTGTTCCTTGCATGCTCCTCTAGTTGGGGGGCTGAGGAGCCTGAGCTTCGCCTTTGGCCTGGCTCAGTTGGTGCGGGACGAGTATCTGGTAGTGTGCTTGGCGTAACTCATCCATTCGAAACTATGCCTAGTGCGGTAAGTGCTGTAGTGAATAACATCACTTACTCATTTGTGCACGGCGATATTATTCTTAGTTCGACTGCGGGACTTTGGTATCGTGGATCTACCGCGGTATGGATTCCTTTTATTGGCTTGCTTCAGAAGCGTTATGTGGTGAAGGTTGGAGATGGAACGGTGAATGCACTAGATGTAGGTGTGACTTTCTTTCCTACTTCCACTGAAGTGTGGATGGGTAAGACTCGTATGTGGCCACGCCATTCACTAGCTGAGGCTGCTGAAGCGTTGGTGAACCAAGATGTGTGGGATTACGAGGAAACTGACGCTTATTCAACTGTGACTCCAAGAAGGGCAGTTCCTCCTGGAGAGCCGATTTACATATTCTACATTCCAGATTGGCTATAAGGTGCAAGATGAAAAATGAAGCCGTTGGGATTTTGCTGTCCGTGCTGATAGGCGTGAGCGCGGGAGTGTTCATCCTCGTGCACGCGAGCGTGGCGCCAAGCGGAAGTGGTGTTGAGTTTTGGGTACGAACCAAAGACGCAGCGATCGAGTTCAAATTTCAGGACGAGTTCACCGGACTCGAAATCAATCACACGCCGCGCAAGGGGGAGATATGGGCTGCGCAATCTTATGCGGATGGCAAGATTCCTTCTTGGGGCCGAATGCAGGACCCGCGCAAGAATGATAAGATTGATTGGGGCATCCTGCGTGTCAGCGATCTCGGACCGGAAGCCAAGTTTTACTATCATTCCACGATCAACAACGTCAGCATGATGATTTCCCCAGTGCGATTCAGGGTGAATGCCGCGCTCGTGGATAAATTGATTGCGTCAGGCGGATTCCTAGAAATCGGTTCGGGAGATTTTTCCGTCACGGACAAGATGAGCGACGCCAAGATCATCACGGCCAAGAGCGTGTATGAAAAATCCTTCGGGGTGTTGACTCAATGAAGAGACTGTTTGTCTTCGTGATTTTTGTTGGGCTTGCGCAGATCGCGCGTAGCCAGACCTATTACATCGGTCCGGGGCAGGATTACGAGACTTTGGCCGCGCTGTTTGCTGATACGAGAGTTCTTACCGAGGATTTGATCGGAGTAATCAACGCTTCTTTTCTCGATACGACCAACGTTCCGGTAACCAATCAGACGACCACGGAGAATTTCAGGGTGGAAGTTTCCGTGGCTTCCGCGCATCGGCATCCAGGATATTGGGACGCCAGCAAGTACCGGCTTATTGTTGCGAATGCGGATGGCTTGACGATCACGAATGTAAATCATCTTTGGTTTGATGGCTTGCAGATTCAGTCGTCCCCAATAAATGGCAGTGATCAGAATCCAGTGGATGTAGCCTCGGCGGGCAATTACTCCCAGTTCCATTTCTCCAATATGCTGATTCGGGGCGCGAGCCAAGCGACATCGAATTATCAAAAGGGATTCGATCTCTCAAATGGAAATCTTAGTTCCGTGGTATGGAATTCCGTGGTATGGGATTTAGGAATTTTTAATAATGCGTCTCAGCGCTATTTCGACTTATCCATAGTTGGCGGAAAAGTTCGTGTAGCCAATTGCACACTATGGGGTCCAGGCCCCGGATCGAATGCCATAGGCTTCAAGGTTGAAGGAACCATGGTGGAGATCGACAACTGCGTCACATTCAACTTCGTTACTAGCTATGAGGTTTCGGGATCACTTGGCACGGACAGCGATTATAACGCGAGCCAATGGGAAAATGTCGGCGATGGATCGACTGATATAACCATCCTGGAAACAGCCGGGACGGATGTTTTTAATGATCCTGCCAATCATGACTTTCGAATCTTCTCTGGTTCGCCACTTCAGGATGTGGCGGGCGTGATTGTGGATGCTTCGTTTGAATCGATCGATATCGACATCGAAGGAGATTCGCGAGTCGATCCATGGGATGTGGGAGTGGATGAATTCCTGGATGTGACGCCTACGCCTACACCGACAACGACGTCCACGAGCACGGCGACTGAAACTTCGACCCCGACAGAGACTTCAACTCCGACAAATACAGCCACGGCGACATCAACCGACACTCCGGTTCCGCCGACGAATACCCCAACTGAGACTCCCACTCCAACGGCAACCGACACTGCGACACCTACGCCTACAGCCACGAATACAGTTCCAACGCCAACGCCGACAGAAACCTCGACGCCGACAAATACACCAACGAATACTCCTACGGAGACTTCGACGCCAACCAATACCCCCACCAGCACGCCGACTTTCACGGCAACGCCGGTTCCGACTGCGACTCCAACTGGCGGGACTCCCACGCCAACTATGCCGTTCCGCAAGATTTCCACCGGCAACGTCGAGTTTGGATGGCAGCCTACGCCAGGCGGGGAACGCTACTTCGGGCGCGCGAAGGGTGGAGACGCACTAGAAGGTGACGAATTCGTGACGCTGGATCAGATGAACGGTGTCTCGGCTCCGTCTGAAACGATCATCATCTCCGATGGAACCCTTGACCCCATGCCGGTGGGCGGAACGTTCCAGGCTGGCTCGACGAAAGTGTACGTTGGGGCCGTGCGGCTTTTCGCCAAAACCGATGATCGAGATACCGGTGAGGCTTCATACGTCTATGATTTCTGGCATTACGAGGAGACCGGCGGCAACACGACAATAACGCCGCGCTTTCTCATCCCGGCGGGTGAGGCCGTGACGGTGGAGTGGTCACCATGAAAAGAGATAAACATTCTCGATACTTAGAGAGGCGAATTGCCGCCGATATACGTATGATTTCATGGCTACGCCGGTGGTGGATGCCATTTTGGCTTATCGTCTTCGTCGTGACACTTATCGTGCAAGTCTTGCGCGCCGATGAGGTGACGTTCCAGGTCACCGCTACGAATCGAGATGCGCGAAGCTGGCAAGAGGGTGCTTCTTACAGATACGATGACACTATACGCATGTCGGCAGGCGACTACGATTTAGACAATTTTGACTTTCAGAGCGGAGCAATATTTGCAGTGACGCTGGATGACAGCGTGTATATAGATTCCGCATACCTGAAACTTTTCGCTCTGCAATCTTTTGGAGACAATTTCAATCTTGCTATCTTTGTTGAGAATGTGGACAACGCAGCTGTGTACAGTGCAGGAGCGACAGTATACGACAGAACGCACTCTTCCATTTGGATGCAGTGGCAACCTATCACTTGGGATTTGAGCACTTGGCATACTTCGCCCGACATCCGAACTCTAATAAACGAGACCTTTGCACGTCCCGGATGGTCATCTGGGAATTTACTCAATCTCATTGTGGACGATTACAGCAATAATTGGAGTGGCGTCCAGCGACGGATCGATTTTTATGATTACTCTACTGCTCCATCCGGCTACGCGCCGAGGCTCGTGATCAATTACTCGACTTTCACCCCGACGCCCACGATCACGCCTACCCCGACCATCACTTCGACTCCCACCATCACGCCTACGCCGACGATTACGGATACTCCCACGGAGACGCTTACGCCGACCCCGACTTACACCGGGACCCCAGAACCGACACTGGTCCCCACCTCGAGTTTCCTTCATATCTATGGCGGCAATGCGCAGTTTGGGATGCAACCGACGCCGGGTGGAGAGATCGTGGATGGCCGGGTGAAGGGTGGCGCGGCGCTCGATCCCGATGAATTCACGCGTCTCGATCAGACGGAAGGCGCCTACCTCCGCAAGGACGGCTCCAGTTGGACGAGCGCGGCGGAATTTCACGGCGCGCCTTTCACTCACTTCGACGCGAATATCCTATCCGGGACGCTGGCAGTCCTGGATCAGAGCGGCGCCATCTTTCGCGTCATGCATGATGGCTCGCAGTACAATCTCCTGTCTGACATCACCATTCGCCTCGATCCCACCAATGATGGAGCCACTGCCGGACACATCAGCGCAGGCGCGATGATCGTTTTCGATGATTTCCTTGGCACGAAGATGAAGTTTTACGGAGAGACTTATACGATCTCCATCTCCGATTTTACCTGGCGATCCAAGAGCGATCTGAATTTCGCTTGGGATTCAGACAATCAGCTCAACATGATGAGGCTGCTGGGCGATGCAGGTGATCTGGAGTTGCGCAGGAACTTCTCGGCCGGCGGCTGGATCAAATCGGCGTCCTACTTCGAGGTGTCGCCGGCCTACGAGGGTGACAAGTTCTACTTCTATGGTCCGCTGTACAAGATGGGAGTTTCGACGGATTCCCTGGATTACCAATCCGATCGATACCATAGATTCCACTCCGACACCGTGGATGACGCTTTTGTGATCGACGCGGACACCCAATCGGCGACCGTCAACACCGTGAATGTGGACACCATCCACTTCGACTCGTATCGCACGGAGGCGGATGCGGCGACGCTGAAAGCCAACACCTCCGTAGGCGACTTCGGGATTTGGCAGCCGTCCGGCGGGCCGATCTCGATCTACTACCGAGATGCAGACTACGTCTATTATCAGGAGCTTACACTCCATTCGGAGATCAATCACAATTGGGACTACGGCCCCTTCTATCATGGCGACGATGGCGTAGACGAGGATATCTTTTTGGCAAGGATTCATTATTTAACGAACTAATGAGACAAGTGCTGATCACTCTCATGGTGTTGTTGCTGACCATGCCGCTGATGGCTCAGGTGGATGAGCCTGACATAGCGAATATCCGTCTATACAATGATGGGAATGCGCCGATTGGAGCAATTGGTAGCAGCATTATCAGCACGTTGCCGCGCTACTTTGAGGATGACGGTGATCAGTACGATGCCTCCGTGCCGGGCTGGCGTGTGCAGACAAGCATTTCAATGTCTTACTTTGGTAGTGAATCCTATCCATACATTTTGCTTGGTGTGTGGTTCAAGGCTGCTGGAAGTAAAGCTTTACTCGATAGTGCGGCATGGTTTGAGATTGATTCAGAAGCCTTCTCGTTAGCACCAGACATTTACTACAGCAGATCGTATGGTGCAAGGAAAGTATTCGGTCTTGGGAGTGAGGGAACTTGGGTCCAATTTAAGTGGGTAATAGTGTGGGGTGAGAGTGCTGGGCAGAGTGAGACGCTGGAATCTCCCAAGATCGAGCTGGTTGCTTACATTCCTCCCACCCCTACTTCAGTGGTTCTCACCCCCACGCTCACGCCTACATTCACGCCCACGCTCACGCCGTCAAGCACGCCGACGCCATCCCCGACCGCGACCTCTACCATGACCGGGACAAGCACGGCGACTAGCACTCCGACCGTCACTTCGACTGGGACGCAGACTCCAACGAATACGCCGACGCAGACTCCGACATTCACGGCGACGCCTACGCCGACTTACACTTACACGCCCTCACCGACGCCATCCAGCACGCGGACGAGTACACCGACCGCGACGCCGACCCGGACGCCCACGAGTACGCATACGCCTACCATCACGCCGACCGAGACACCTACTGTCACTGGTACTACTACACCGACGGATACTCCGACCATCACGCCGACCTTCACGGAGACGTCGACGCCCACGATTACTCCAACGTGGACGAGCACTCTCACAGTCACGCCGACCTTCACGGAGACCGCTCTGCCGTCTCCCACGAATACCTTCACCCCGACGGAAACGCTCACGCCGACCGCGACAAGCACCTCGACGCTTACGCCCACTTCGACGCCTACCTTCGTGGATACACCGACGATTCCGCCCAACACGCCGACACCCGCACCCACGAATACAAATACGCCGACTGCGACAAATACGCCGACGGCGGCTCCGACTCCGACTGCAACGCCGGAATTCACGAACACGCCAACGGACACCCCCACGAGTACGGTGACGCCGACATTCACCCCTGTACCGACAGCGACTTCAACGCCACAATTGTTTCCGATATACCTCCATGGGCCAGATGGCCGTATCTGGGGAATCGTGAGGACTGCGAGGGTCTGAGATGGAAGAGAGTCCTTTGATGGAAATGATGCATAACATGAAGGAAAACCTTCAACGTATTGAAGCGTGCGTTCAAAGTCTTGATGTAAAAATGGAAAAAAATTTAGACGAAATCTACACCAGACTACGAAATGTAGAAATAAAGGGGTGTGGTGCAGGAATTCATCATCAAGAAGGACTGAACAAAATGACTGTAGAAATTGATAAAGTTAAGGTAGAGCTGAGCACTTTGCAAATCGCGGTTGCCGCGTTTAAGGTTGGGAATTCTTGGTTGGAACGGATTGTTTGGCTATTAATTATGACGTTAGTCGGTATAAGTGCATCATGGTTAGGGAAGTAAAGGAGCCTTAAGATGTGGACTTACAAGTTTGGTAAAGAACTTGCAATTTTCATTGTCATAGCAGCAATGATACTTTTTGCTCTTGATGTGATATCTGATCAATTACTGTATGAGGGTTTCTTTTATGCCGGTGCATTATTAGTGGGATTTGTGATAGGTGTATTTAGTGCTTTATGGATCATGGAGGATTAAGATGAAATCATTGATACTTTTACTCATACTGTGTCTCTCTGGTTGCGCCACAGGGAAAAGTAACATTGTTACTGATTACAAGGAAGTCGAAAATTGGGAGTATTTTACTCGTGATGATTCGTCTTATCTTGTGCACCAAGCAGAGCCAGCAAAGTACTGCATGATTATATCTGGCACTGCTGGCGAGAGAATAATACAAGAAATACAGTGGGAGGAGATTGTAAGATGCACAAGCAGGTAACATGTATTAAGTGTGGAGAATGGACTTTTGACTCTGGTGACTGGTGTGTGTTTTGTGGGCCGTGTGAAGGCAGTTATACGCACAGATTAAAATGGCTGATTCCTGGAATTATTTTTATGTTATTCTTGGCCGGCTGCGCGGCGCAATCGACGCGCTCCTTCGTGATCGATGGCGTGGGCCAGGACTTGTACATCCGGGATATCGGCGGGAATAACCAACAGGCGGGTACATCTCGCCAAGACGCCGACGTTGATCCTGGAATCGCGGGCAAGGGATTCCCCCATCTAATCCTTGGTGGCAACTCGCTGGCGGGATCAGATCACATTGAGATTCGCAATGTTGAGGGTAGTGTGGTGATTGACCGCGCCCTGGGCGGCAACCAGGGGATCGATCTACCGTTGGCGTTGGAGAAGTTGTTCACACCGGGGAATCCATTCGAGGAGAGACGTCGATGAATGAATCTTCTATTCGTGAGGGTAAGTCAGAAGCTATTGGTGCGTTTGGCTTAGCGCAATTCGTCTTTGGCATGATGGCTGGCGAAACTGACGCTTCGTTTAAGGTATGGCTGCTTTGCACTGGAGCACTGCTGGGCTTGGTAGCAGTGGGAAGTCGTCTTGTAATGAAGTTCAAACTTATTAACGGAAAGGGAGCTTCTAATGCAAAGGTTGACAGCGTTTGAACTGGCAAAGCGTTTTGTAGGCGTAAGGGAAGTCGTGGGAGCGGTGGCTAATCCACAAGTTATGGCAATGCTAAAATTAGATCAGTCATGGCCAGCCGACGATAGTGTTCCGTGGTGCTCTGCATTTGTCAACTACATTGCATGGCTATTGCAATTGCCAAGATCTAAGAGCTTGAGAGCCAGGTCCTGGTTGTCAGTAGGTAGATCCATAGATTTAAATGCTGCCTTACCGGAGTTCGATATTGTGATCCTTTCACGAGGGACAGGGAAGCAGCCAGGGCCATCTGTGATTGACGCTCCTGGGCATGTAGGTTTTTATGTTTGTCATGACGATAAAAAGATTTCTATTCTTGGTGGAAATCAGCGTGATTCAGTAAGTACGACAAAATTTCCGATAAGTAGAATTCTTGGCCTAAGAAGGCTTATTGGATAAGCATGGTACAAATTTGTACCTTGCTTCAAAAAGGAAATACTAATGAAAAAGTTGCTATTGTCGCTTATGGTTGTAATGTGCAGTGTTTCGTGTAGCTTTGCACAAACATTCTCCAACAAGCTAACAAGCTATGACATAGCTATCTATCATGTCGATGCGTGTAGGAAGTTGTTGCTTACACTATCGGCTATAACTAACAACGTGGTAGATATTTGTCTGTGGCTGGACCCTCCTGATGGTTATAGAGGTATCGAGATTGAGCTGCTTGAGATTCAAGCTGGGTATGAATCTACACGACAGTTCTATCCGCGTGGCTACGACATTATGGATGCTTTCGATAGCTCTTATGCGGCTGATCAAATAAGAGTACCGACTGGCACTGGTTCTTGGAAAACAGTAGTGTCTGTAATAAGTGACACTCTTGCTGTGGTTGATAGCAATTGGGCAGCATCACTAACTGACGAACTCTACACTATATCTCGACAACGGTTGTTGGCTCAAGCATTGACTGGCACTCGTACTAATGAGTTGCAAGCTCCTGGTACTGGAAGGGCAACTATCTACGATGGGTCTAATGTTGTAGTCGGTACTGGAACTAAGTTTTTGACGCAGTTAAGGGATTCGAGGCGTAGTGGAGGTATTGGCAATGCGTTACGGTGGGCTGCAGTAATGGAGCTTAGCTCTATGCAGCTTGTTATTGAGAATGTGGCTGACATAGCTGACGTTACTTATGGCTTGTATTTACAACTGCCTGAGCCGATGGTTGATATCGATTCGTTGACTAGTGGCATAGTTATAAAGATGCCTACAACGTTAGCTGGCAGTAGCGCAAAGGATTTATCTACAGTATACAACGATATAAACGATGCGTTGTATCGGCTAGATGATTTACGGACTGCTGTTGAGAATGCAAGGGATTTCTATAGGGCAGCCAGGAATGTAGTTGATGTAGATGTGCTGGATGCTGCTGTGGATGTTCTAATGCACGCGACGGGAGCTGCTCCATTAAATACAGCGCTTGCACACTCGTTAAGAATGGATGTAATTGATAGATTACTTCGTTTGCAACTTAACACAAGGGATTTTAAATAAGCAAAGTACAAATTTGTACCATGCTTTGGAACCAAAATGACTACATTACCTATTGAAGCTCGCCATAGACTTTCTGACATTATGTTTCAATGTCGTAATAGTACTAAAGCTATGGCATTGCGATTCTTCCCGCACCATTTTAACCGACAGTTTGAGGTTGGACATGATGCTATATTTAACACTATAGATTCTGACAGCCAATTGATAGCTATAGCTGCACCGCGAGGAATTGGCAAGACGACAATTACAACGATACCATTTATATCTAGACATATCTTGTTTGGGCTGTCGCATTATGTACTTGTAGTTGGTGCTAGCCAGGACGCCGCGATGGAGCAGACAGAGTCATTAAAGAATGAGTTACTTAACAACGACGACATATGTCGTTTGTTTGGTAGTGTAAAGTCAAGTACGTTTGCTCAAACGCATTGGGATATAGAGGTTGGAAAAGATCATATAGGGCGCCCTCATCACATGGCGAGGGTGATGCCTGTAGGGCCGTGGCAGAAGATTCGCGGCAGAAAATTCTTTCATTATCGGCCAGATCTACTTGTGGTAGATGATCTGGAGAATGACGAAAATGTTGATAGTGAAGATCAGAGACACAAATTAGAGTTCTGGTTTAATGCAGCTTTGCGCAATTCAGTTGATCGTGGAAGTCCGTTCTGGAAGCTAGTAATGATCGGTACTATTCTACATCACGATTCGTTGTTGGCTAATATAGTCATTGATGAGAAGCTGCGGTATAGATTCTGGACTAAGTTGCGCTTAAGTATCTGCACTAATGAGTACAAGTCGTTGTGGCCTAAGTTTATCTCTGATGATGCTGTGATGCGCTTGGTTGAAGAGCATAGACATCGAGATGCAATGGCTCAATTCGGTCGTGAGTACATGAATGAGCCTGTACCTGACGAAGAGAGAAAGTTTCGCAGGGAGTATTTTAAGTATTATAATGCAGACGAACTAAATCTTAATGCGAATCCAAATGTTGTATCGGCTGTACTAATGGACCCAGCTAAGACTATCTCACAAGGTTCATGCTATACTGCTGTAATATGTGTTGGAGTTGACTGTTCGTCAGGACGTATTTATGTAAGAGAAGTTTCCAAAGGAAAAATGTCGCCTGATGATCAGATACACGAAGCCTTGTCTATGGTAATGCGTAATAAAGCTAGAATTTTGGCTGTTGAGGTGACTAGCTTGAATGAATTCATAACACATCCTATTTACAACGAGCTCAGCCGAATACGCTTGCCTCTTGAAGTGCTGGAAATTAAGCCAAGAGACAAGAAAGAGAAACGTTCCGGCGGATTGGTACCTTACTACAAGCAAGGCTTTGTTTATCACAACGACAACGGTTGCTGCAAAAATCTTGAGGACAATCTTGTTAACTGGCCACGTCCGTCTGACTGGGACTCAATTGATGCTCTTGGCAATATAATACCTGCTATGGAGCAAGGACGTGTATACTTCTATCCACCTGCATTGGATGAAGGTTCGCCTGATAGTGAGTACGAGTCTTTGTATAAGAAGCAGTTGGAAGAAGACGGAGAGATCAATTTCAGAGGGGTCATCTAATGCCTGCTATACTACACACTTCTACGTTTGACACGGCTATAGTAAAGCGCAATGATCAGTCGCTACGTGATAGTAATTATCACTATCGATATCCATATAACAAGAATCTTAAGCCGGGGACGGAGTTTCATGATAGCATACGTAACCGACTGATGGCACGTGCACTGTCCAGTCGTAATGTTATTCAGAATAGGTTCGAGAGTTGGAATCGAATAGACGAAACATTGACAGCTTACATCCCGATGGACGAGCATGAGAGCAAGTTGAAGAGCAAGGACAGCCGTACACCTGTATCTATTGTAGTGCCTATAACTTATGCTGTACGAGAGACATTACTGACTTACTTGGCTGCGGCATTTCTTAATAATCCTATATTTCGTTATAGCGGTGCTGGACCTGAGGACACAATAGGTGCAATGTTGCTAGAGCGGGTTGTTGATCTGCAATGCCGTCGTTCTAAGGTAGCACTAGATCTTTATGTCTTATGGAGTGATGCGTTGACTTACGGTTTCGGTGCTGCTGTGCCTGCATGGTATGTCAAGCGTGGTGTTCGAACGCGTGCTGTCAAGTCCTACACCTATGACAACCTTAATCAGCATATGTATAGTATGACACCTACTGAATCTAGTAATAGAGTCCGCTATGAAACTGTGATCTTTGAAGGTAATCGACTGGACGTAATAGATCCTTACATGGCCTTGCCTGATCCTAATGTTCCTATTCATAAAGCTTCAAGTGGAGAGTATTTTGGGTGGGTTGATAGAACTAATCAGTTCGATATTTTGAGGGAGGAGATTGACAATCCTAAGTGGTTTAATGGTAAGTATCTAAAGCATATTGATGGTAGGAGCGTGCTGTACGATACCGATCCAAGCGAGCGCAATAAGTTTAAATTGCCTAGGGTTTATGATGACACTCTACGTCCAGTCGATATTCTCTATATGTATGTCGATCTGATACCAAGTGAGTGGAAGTTGACACGTAGTGAGTATCCAGAGAAGTGGCTATTTGGCTTGGCTGGAGATGGCGTAATAGTGCATATGACTAGATGGGACACTGATTTTGACTTGTTTCCTGTAGTGACAATGGCACCTGACTTTGACGGTCATAGTATAGCGCCGTTATCACGGCTTGAAGTGGTAGCTGGATTGCAGGAATTTGCCAACTTCAAGATCAACAGTCAGATAGCTAATGTTCGACGTGCTATTAACAACGTGCTATTAGTTGATCCTATGCTAGTCAACATGAACGATGTACTTAATCCTAATGCTGAAGGCGTTATTCGACTTAGACCATCAGTATGGGGAAGGGGAATTGAGAATGCTGTCACACAGTTGAAAGTAACTGATGTTACACAGAATAACTTGCCTGATGCATTAGCTTTAATGGAGCTTGTCAATCGTGTATCTGGCGCTGTAGACTCGCTGCAAGGTGTAAGGCGTAGTGGCAGTGAGCGTGTTACTGCCACTGAGGCTGCTGGTGATAGAACTGGAGCGTTGTCACGGCTTGAACGTATGGCTAGGATTTGCTCTATTATGGGAATGCAAGACATAGCACAGATATTTGCGCTGAACACTCAACAGTTTGCAGACTTGCCACAGTACGTAAAAGCATCTACTGGTAGGGAAGCTGAAATTTTACGCATGGCGTACGGTGGCGAAGATTCTATTTACACAGAGCCAGATGATTTGCTTGTAGACTACGACGTAGTTGTAGGTGACGGGTCATCGCCTACTACTGGTGATGTAAATTCACAGATAACGTTGTTTCAAATAGCAGCTACAGACCCTGAAATTAGACAGGAAGTTGATATTGTAAAGATGTTTTTTCAGATTAGTCAAATGTCTGGCAATCGTAACGTTCAGGATATTCTTAGAACATCTTACAAAGCTAAGGCTCAGCCACAAAGCCAAATTGATAGCGGAGTTGAGAGTGGTAACCTTGTACCTATTGGAGATATGGTAAATGGGTAACGATGCTGATAACATGATGGTGTCCGAAGCTGCTGACTTTGAAGCATTGCTGGAAAGCTGTGTATGGGCTGATATGTTGTCTAGAATTAATGAAAGTATTGTTTTTAATTCTGAAGTTACGCATTCGTCTAGTGACATGTTGGAAATAAAGTACGCTCAGGGTGCTATAGCAGCGCTACGGAGCGTTCAAAACTTGCCTAATATATTAAAAGAGCTGGCTGAGAGTCAGCTTGGAAGGGAAGACTCTAATGAAGGATCAAACACCCGTGAACACACCCACGGACATCGCAGGCGTATTAGGCCTAAGCGGGAACCGTGGGAGTGAGATAGACAGTGCTAGTGCAGCTGGTGCTGACGAGCAAGCTGAGGTCGACACGCAGGAAGACGTTGACATTGACTATGGCGACGGTAATAAAGAAGTTCAGGCGGAAGATGAGGACACAGTTGACACTGAAGAGCCTCCTGAGCCTGACGAAGACGCTAACGAGCGGCTAACTAATCAGATCCTCTATGAGCAGATCCAGGCGCTTGGACGCCAGCTATCTGACATGCAGGCAGCGCAGCAAACTGCAGCGCAGAAGTCTACAGAGCCAAAACCTGAGCCTGTAGTAGAGCCTGAATTGATAGCATTTGCGACTGACGAAGAGGCAGAAGGTTTAGCCGCGGCTGATCCGGCCGTAGTCAATGCACTGCTGAACAAGGTCTATCGACATGCTGTCGAAACTGCACGGCAACAGCTGAGAGTTGAAGCACCAAAGATTGCTGCGGAGCAAGCTGCACGACGAGAGTCGGAAGCTGAAATTCGTCGCAAGTTTTGGGCTGCACAGCAGGATCTGTTCGTGGGTGTAGCGCCGGAAGCTGTTCAACAACGTGAAGTTGCGGTCACTGCAATAGCATCTCAGGTATCCAGCGAAAGACCCGAGCTGAGCATCGATGAGCTTATCAAAGAAGTTAATCGACGCGGAAGGATGGCTTTTGGCATTGCTGAAAAGAAGGGAGGCGAGCAGCAGCACCGGCGCAATCGGCCTGGACCGCAGTTCCGAAAGCGACCACCAGCTACTCGACCTCAGAAACAAGACAAAGCACCTCAGATGACAGATCAAGAAAGGATTCTGACATCAGGGAAAGGATATAGAAAGCTATGACTGACCAAGCTGGAAGAGCTCAAAGCCTAGAAATTGCTCCTGTAAATAGGATAGTTCCTATTGGTGCAGCTTATGTAATGAAGGGCTTTGAAACAACATTACTTTTAACTGGAGCTGTCGCGTATACTGTTACTATACCTACGCTATCGCGAGCTGCTGGAAAGTTTTTCTCGTTTCGTGGCTCTGCTGGGCTAGCTGCTTCTGTAACTATTGCAGCACCTGATAGCCCGGCTGGATGGGCGAATGGAACGATTAGTGCTACAACTGATCGTTTGACACTGTACTGCGACGGAATTGAGTGGTTCGAGATAATCGACACTGGCACGAACATCGCGCTAGGTGGACCTGGAGGTGATTAATTATGGTTGATAACCCTATACAAGGAATGGTAGGCTACGCAGATTTTGTTGAAAACGAACTTCCAGGAGATTGGCGTTCTGGACTTCTACGTCAGGAACCTGCAGGAGACGCGCCGTTGACTGCATTGACAGCACTGATGCCGTCAACGAGTGTTTCAGACCCCATCTATCATTGGTGGACCAAAGATCTGTTTTCACAAAGAGCTGCCGTGACAGGACTGTTTACAGATCCAGCTGGTGTTAATGCATATGCTGGTGGTGGAGTTGCAAATGACCACCTTTTCATTGGCTGCGCTCAAGCTGATGCTGGACAGTTTCGGCATGGACATCAGATTGCACTTAGGTACACTGAAGATCCATCGCTTGACGTTACTGCGAAGATTGTCGGTGCGCCAATTCTGCAAGGTGCAAACACCAAGATTCCTATATTGCTTATGGAAGATGATAACAACAGCAAGATTGCGGGTAATGATTTGCAGCTTGCTGATGCTATGCTTATTATAGGCAATATGAATCCGCATGGATCGTTGCGTCCTGAGTCGATTGTATATAAGTCGACTAGTGTGCTTAATTACACACAGATCTTCCGCAACCCGATTGATCTAACGCGACACAAACGCAAAGCCAGGACTCGTTCTGTTAATCCGTACGATGAAGCACGTAAAGATGCATTCATTGAGCACTCTATTGAGATTGAGAAAGCATTGATCTGGGGTGAGCAGTGGTATGACTCCAACGGCACTTACTCATACAATGGGCAGCCTGAGTCGGCAATGCGTGGTATCGTTAACTGGATCAAAGCGTTGGCGAGTGACAATCATGCATACTTCAATCTTGAAACTGATGAAGATTACATCGGTAAGACATGGGCTGCGGCTGGCTATCAATGGCTAGTTGATCAGATGGAGAAGACTTTTAAGTGGACTGGTGGTACTGGCAGCAAGTTGGTTTACTGCGGTACTGGTGCACTAAAAGCGCTAACCAGGCTAGCTGAGATGCATCCAAATTCAGCTATATCAATCGAATCTGGGCAGATGGAATTCGGTATTAATATCCGAAAACTGATTTCACCGTTTGGCATCTGGAATCTTCAGACACATCCGTTGTTTAGCCATGAAGTCACTAACACTAACAACATGCTTGTAGTCGAGCCGAAAAATCTGGAGTATGTTTACTACGAAGGTTTTGATACTCACTATGTACCACAAAAGGGTGAGCAAGGCGAAGGTGGTAAGGACGGGTTGTCGGAGGAGTTCATAACGGAGTGCGGAATCAAGTTGTTCTTCCCCAACACTTTTGGGTACTTTGGTGGAGTTGGCTTGAATAACGTACTAGTACCAGCGTAAGGAGGTAGCTATGAAACGAATAGCTCTAACAATCATTACAGTGTTTTTTTCGTTGGCGAGCTTTGCGCAGGTTCTTCCGAATATTGACGGGACTATGGCACGTGCAAAGATCATTACAGCGTCGCAGTATAGCGCTTTGATAACTTCTACCAGCCCTGTACTTCGAATACGGGCGTTGGAAGGGACGTCGGACGCTAATGGATCTGCTTACCATTACATTATTGCATCGTCAAGTTTGTGTGCTTATGATAATATGGGAGCAGCTTTTGCAGATATTGGATCGTCGGTTACTGCTACTTACAAGAATCGCCATGCTTTGATGCTTACACATCGTATGGATGTTCGTGGGTACAGTAATATGGAACTACAAGTGTTTAGCTCAGGCGCTGGTAGTGCTACTATGGTGTCACACGGCGCTGGTGCAGCTTCCAAAGCACCTATGGATCTAATGATAGACAATGCTGATTCTAATATGGCTATTGATGTTTACGCATCATTGTATCCGAATGATATAGTCACCTCGGGCAGCTATGGACTGTATACACCGATACCGCGCATGATGAGAGACTTACATGCGTTGGCTGATATGGGAGCAGCAGGTCACTTTATCGCGGCTGGCAATCCACAGGTTTATGGTGCAACGCAAAGTCAATCACATATGGCTATGCGAGTGTCAGGACAAGCACTGCATCGCGTGACAAGATGCGGTATTTACAACTGGGAGCTAGCACCTGGAGTGGCTGGCATTGTATTGAGGGTGTCACCGAACGCTAGTCAGCTTATGTCCAATGCTACTGGCATTCGTAACGCCACTGGACACATCCTGATAAGGTACACAAAATAAGCAAGGTACAAATTTGTACCATGCTATGGAGGGAGACGAGCTTTTGATGACTCGTCTCCCTCCTGGAGACAGAAATGACACTTAGCGAGCTAATTACAGAGTTGAGATTTCAGCTGGGTGGTCGTCAAGATATAACTGACGCTATGCTAATAAACTATATCTACTGGACACAGCGCCGGTTAGATGTTTTGGTTCCACTACGTGAAACTGTCGGCAATTCATCAAAGGCAGTGTTGGCTAATATTTGGTATACCGATACATTTACAGATCTGAGTAATATAGAGTGGGTACTCTATAAGGATTCGGCTGGAGTTGCTAAGCGCAAGCTGGACTACAAGAGTGAAGATGAGCTTTTGTTGGACTATCCAAAGCTTGAACTTGGTTTGCAGAATAGTGGAACTCCTAGCTTCTATGCACGGCGTGGTGTACTGGCTCGTGGATTCCAGCTTTTAATAGCACCGCCACCACGTAATGATATTACTATACTAGTACATGGACGGCTGCGCAATACAAAGCTATCAAATGATGATGATACCAATGTCTGGACAGTTGAATATCCTGACTTGCTAATAGATGGTGTGAAGCGCTATATTGAAACTGTTAACCGCAACGGCGAAGGTACTCGTGAGCTTGACGCTTACATTATGGACAGGGCGCGCTTGATAGATATTGAAACTGCCTCTTGGGAAGACCCTGGCTGGAAGCAACTACAATGAGAGAATATGATATAGTTTATAACAGTGAAATTCTTGCGGCGGGGAACCGGAGGGGGGGTAAGGGG